ATAAAGTTGAGCAGTTAAAAAAAGCACAACATGTACTGAGTATGTGGATTGAAGAGGCGGAGAAACAATAATGAAAAAATCAACAAAGACAGTCTTACGTAAACTTAAAACTAAGCAGCAAATGATGAAGCGGAATTCTGCACGGTTAAGTCGTTTATACATGGCTATTGACCATACGGGACAACCCACCAACGAATATGACACAGGTGCTAAACCTAGTGATGTTTGCTCATGGGAGCACGAAGAAGACTACCAATGGCAGTAAAACTAATGCCATAAATCAACCAAAAATCAACCATTAAGATAGGAAAACTACTATGTCACTTACTATTAAACAACTTAGACTTCAAAAATACAACGATATTATTAGCAGAAACCGAGCTAAGTTTGCAGCTGGGCGTACTCTGTCTCGTACGGAATTTATAAAAATGTTTGCCCTTGTAGGGGACAGCCCGAACGGTACTTACGCAGATATGCATAGATTTAACCTGAAGCTAGTGACGGCCCAAATGGACGTTAACGCCCTGCTACGGGAGAATGGACTGTATATGAAATCAAGAGACTATTATAGTGAATTTAGTATAGCAAAGAAAGATACCACTAAGAATACTGTAATTCGTTATAGTGCTGAAGTGGACATTAATAGCCACTGCACTACTAGACTTGAGGCTAAACTTAAAGCTAGGACTGATGATGGGACTTGGGGTACTTACCGCAAGGTATCACAAGCCGCTATATCCCGTATGGGCAGTAAAGTAGGCTCTATCCGACATGTTAATACTATTAATCGAGTAAAACCTATTTAATTATAGAGAGGCTAAGTATGTCTAATGATCGTAACGTTTTTGACGAAGCAGTAGCTAACATGTCTATAGCCTCTACTCCTTTTTACAAGGAGTATGTGTTTTACATGCATGTGCTGTCGCAGTGCCGGGTAGTATTTGACGATACCCTTAAAGCTCCTATGGGAGTTAACTTTACTAATGGTGCTTACAACTTGTATATTAACCTAGATGCCTACAAGCTGTTCCCTTTGGAGCAACGTATAGGAGTAATAAAGCATGAGATGCTACATATTGCTTTAGGGCACATACTTCGAGGCAAGGATGAAAACACTAACCACGTTAAGTTTAACTATGCGGCGGATTGTGCTCTTAACCAAGAAATCGATAGAGGCCATCTACCTAAAGGTGTTATATACCCAGATAACTATCCTGCCCCTGAGGCTAACAACCACTGGAAACAAACATCAGAGTTTTATTACAACCTTCTGGAGAACACTCCCGAAGAGGGGCTAGGGGATAAAGAGTTTGGCTCTTCTAGCGTTGCAGAAAAAGGGGCACTTTTAGATGACCATGACCTTTGGCAAGAAAGCGAAGGGGACGAGTATGTACAAACTGAAATAACTAAAAAAATGGTAGAGAAAGCAGCCAATGATACTATTAAAAGTATGGGCAGCCTACCTAGTAACTATTCAGGTATGGTTGAGAATCTTACAATTCGTAGAGAAGTTAATTGGAAACAAGTACTTCGTAGAATTGTAGGCAATAAAAAAGCTAATACCCGTAAAACACTTATGCGTCGTGATAGACGTTTACCATTTGCAAACTGGATTAAAGGCAAGACTAAAGATCGTATCTTTGAACTAGCTGTTGTATCAGATGTGTCTGGATCAGTTTCTGAATCCGCACTAAAAGAGTTATGGGGGGAGATTATAAATATCTGCCACACCTATAACACACCAGTTCAAATGGTGCAGGTAGACACAACCCCTACTGCTCCAGAGGCACTTAATAAAAAGTCTAAAGTTGTAGAACGTAAGGCTATGGGGGGTACTTTCCTATCCCCTGCTATTGACTCCTTTAAAGAGCACAAAGTTTCTTACAACGCCATAGTAGTAACAACAGACGGATATCTGTCAACAGAAGACGTTATGGCATTTTATGCTTTGAAGGTACCAGTTATATGGCTTGTTGATTCAACAGGGCGAATTATGGAAGATATGAATCAGGGTAAAATGACAGCAATAAAATTAACTAACTAAAATAAGGAGCACATAATGGGCTTAGATATGTACAGTTACCGAGTTGAAAAAGAGCAGCTATCGGAAGAAGTACCAGAAGATTATGAGGGATACTCCCTACCTGTAAAAAATGATGAAGTTTTAGAAGAAGTAATGTACTGGAGAAAGCACCATGATTTACATGGGGCTATGTTTAGTATTGCAGAAAAGAAAGGATTTACAGATGGTGCAGCTGGGTTTAATGCCGTAGACCTAAACTTAACCTTACATGACCTAGATTCCTTAGAAGAACAAGTTAGGGAAGGTACATTACCTAGTACTACTGGGTTCTTTTTTGGCAGCAATCCTCCTGATGACGAGAGTACACTACTAGACCTAGCTTGGATAGCAGAAGCCAAAGACGCTATAAAATCAGGTGACTATATCCTTTATAGCGCTTGGTGGTAAACAAATAATTCCCGGAGTCTTTTAGCTATTAGCACCCTTTACTCCGCCAAAGAAATCTAACATAGAGAGTTACTATGAATATTAAAGAAGTCAAAGAGATTTCACTTTAGACAATTAACCTTTATAATAGTCATTTACCTTTGGGGATTTGACTATGCAAGGCTTTGTTTACTGGATTCATAAGAAAAACCATACAGATATTTATTCTGAAGGCTATGTGGGAATTACTAATAATACAGAAAAGCGTTGGAACTCTCACAAAACTTCAGGAAGATGCTTACACCTAGCCAATGCTATAAAAGCTTATGGTGCAGACAATCTTGTATGGGAAGTAGTATTTAGCGGGGATTACGCAGACTGCGAAACTAAAGAGAACTACTATAGACCTTCATTTGCTATAGGATGGAACATACTTATAGGAGGAGGAAACAGTAAAGCTTCGCTAGGACGTACTTTACCTGAACAGCACAGAAAAAATATCAGCTTAGGCAACACAGGTAAAGTAGTATCTGAAGAAACTAAACGAAAAATCTCAGAAGCTAGCACAGGTAACATAATGTCTGAAGAAACAAAAAAGAAAATGAGCGTAGCTAAGCTAGGGAGCTCCATGTCTGACGCTACCAAAGATAAAATATCCAAAGCAAATAAAGGCAAAACTCACGGAATAAAAAATCTTAGACCACCTGTGGGTAAACCTGTTAAATGTATAGAAACTAGTATCATATATAGCAGTGCTAAAGAAGCATCTGAACAGTTAAGCATCAATCATTCAAACATAACACAAACATGCAAAGGTACCCGTAAAACCGCTGGAGGTTTTGCTTGGGTATACCTATAAGGAGAATACTATCAATATCACAGAAATTAAAAACCTCATCGCAGCAGCTGATGTATGCGGCCATGTGCCCCTTATTAAAGGCCGCCATGGTGTTGGTAAATCAGAGTCTGCATCACAGTACGCAAAAGAACAAGACATGCACTTCGAGCCACTCATACTGTCATTGATGGACACAGGAGACATGTTAGGATTACCCGTTACAGAACGTGTAAACGGAATGATGTCTACATTGTGGGCAGCCCCTAGCTGGTATAGTAATATTGTTAATGCAGCGTGGCCACAAAAATTCACATTAGACAGATTACAGTTTATGGATAAAGACTTTCAAGAGTACCTACTAAAAAAAGACTCTTCCCCGTTTTCAGGGCGTGAAAGTCTAAATACTGCATACTGTGAATTTTACAAGTTACCTAATGACAGACTTCAAATACTACGTCAAGATAATGTACGTAACTTAGACAGTCGTCGTTCAGTTCTTTTTCTTGATGAGTTTAATCGTGCTCCTTCAGACATACTAAATGCATCACTACAACTAATATTAGACCATAAACTACACTCACATGAGTTACCTCTAGTTAGAGGGCAGGAAACGCTTGTGGTAGCTGCTGTTAACCCAGCAGACGGTGCCTACACAGTACAGGAATTTGATCCAGCGTTGTTAGACCGTTTCGTAGACTGTGAAGTTACTCCAGACCTTAAAATTTGGACACGTTGGGCTAAAGAAAATAAGGTTAGCCAAGTCGTTATTGATTTTCTTATAGAGAATCAAAGCAAGTTCCACTTTGAGCCTAAAGATGGAAGTAAAGGAGCCTCACCAAGATCCTGGACTAGGTTAGCTAACTACATAGATAGATTAGAAGACACACCAAAAGACATTATGAGCCACTACATTAAAGGTACGGTAGGTTCTTCACTAGCCGCTCAGTTTATTATGTTTTATACATCCTATGGATCTGGTATGAACTACCAAACACTACGTAAACTAGTGAAAGCTGCTGTTAAGAAAAATAAAGACGCACCTATTCAGGATACTGCAGATGGTATAGCAGTAGTAATGAAAGATGTAGATGCTATTAAAAAACTTGAGTATGCCGAAACATTTATAGCGGAGTACCTAGGTAAAGGAAAATCCGATGAGGAGTGCTTGCCTATGCTAGTCTACTTATATTCCTTACCTCTAGAAAACCTAGCTGCCACCCTTAAGTCTATGCAAAGCAGTGACATAGCACTATATGCCAAGTTAGCTAAACTTGACAGAGTACATAACAATAAAGCACTATTCTTAAAGATAGTATCATTAAAACGAGGTTAATATGCAAGTAAAACTAATTGGTTACACACAACCTGCAGAAGGCTTGGACAAAGAGCTAAATATGGAGTCTGTACAAGACTTAGTATCATTCTGTGCCCGAGTGTCAAATCCTTCTAACCAAATAAACATGGAAACAACAGAAAAACTACTAGGGTACCTAGCTAAACATAAGCACTGGTCCCCATTTGAGATGGCTTCTGCTACTCTGGAAATTGACACTACCCGGGATATTGCACGACAGATGCTTCGACATCGTTCCTTTGCATTTCAAGAGTTCTCTCAGCGTTATGCAGACCCAGCCGCATTTGGTGAACAGTTTGTACTTCGGGAAGCTCGTCTTCAAGATGTAAAGAACCGCCAAAACTCTGTTGACAATGATGACTTAGGTCTAGAGTCTGAATGGGCGTTACAACAAACTAAGGTGATTGAGGCTGCTAAGGAAGTATATGAGTGGGCAATTGAAAAAGGTATTGCTAAAGAACAGGCTAGAGTGGTACTTCCGGAAGGAAATACAAAATCTAGGTTGTACATGCAGGGGACTATACGATCGTGGATTCACTTTATAGAGTTGCGATCAGGTAATGGTACCCAAAAAGAGCATATTGAAGTTGCTAGGGCTTGTGCCCAGGCAATTACAGCAATTTTTCCCCTTGCAGAAAAATACGTAGTACAGGATTAACCCCTGGCTAGCCTTACTGTTGTATAGTATACTTGGATCTTCCACTTCTCCTTTACACCAATGTAGGGCTACCATGGCTAAAACTAAACACAAATCTAAAAAATCACAGTTAGATGACAACCACTTAGCAATGAAAGAAATTTCACCCATGACGGGTAACCAGTCAGTATTCTTTGAGAACTATGAAAGAGGGAAATCCCAAGTCTTGCTAGGGTACCCAGGTACCGGTAAGACATTTATGGCCTTAGCTAGTGCCCTTGAAGAAATTAATAATCCTAAGTCTAAATACCAAAGGATTATAATTGTCAGATCAGCAGTACCGACAAGAGACGTTGGTTTCCTTCCAGGCACCCTAGCAGAAAAATCTGCAGTTTATGAGCTCCCTTATATGTCTATCTGTAATGAGTTATTCGGAAGAGGGGACGCCTATGAGATCCTAAAGAAGCACAGGTGTATCGAGTTTATTACCACCTCAGTTATCCGTGGTATAACATTAGATAAGGCTATTATTATTGTGGATGAAGTCCAAAATATGACAGCCCATGAAGCGGACTCTGTTGTAACTAGGGTAGGCGCTAGTAGTAAGCTTATCCTTTGTGGAGACATACTTCAACGGGATTTAAGTAAGCACGCAGAAAAGAACATTGAAGTGCTGCTAAAAGTGCTAGAAGCTATGGTAGACGATTTTGATTTTACTTATTTTGGTGAAAATGATATTGTAAGAAGTGGCCTAGTAGGTAAGTATATCAAAACTAAGCATAAACTATACCCGGACGGGTATAAGTAAACAAAAGTTATCGCGTAACTAAAGCTTCTTCGGAGGCTTTTTTTATCTCTGCCATCCAAGTAATTGAAAAGAGTCCTATTATGTTAGAAACAGCTATTATGTGCATGGCTACGAATATATACCATGAAGCTAGGGGTGAGCCTGTAGCCGGGAGAGTAGCCGTAGCACAAGTGGTCCTGAACCGTGTTAAAGCGCCTCAATTCCCAAATACGGTCTGCGGTGTAGTACACCAAGGAAAGTATCACAACGGACATCCTGTGCGCTATAAATGCCATTTTAGTTGGTGGTGTGACGGAAAGTCTGACAGGATTTCAAACTACGAGGAGTGGGGAAAAGCTAGGAGTGTGGCGGAAGTAGTACTACTAGAAGGTACCTTTGATATTACGGAAAACTCTCTGTATTACCATAGTACGCTAGTTTCTCCCTACTGGGCAAGCCACTACCAAAAAACTGTCCAGATAAACAATCATATCTTTTACCGATAGTAAAAGAGTAAAAAAACCAACACAGGTGCAATTATGAAACTATTAAAATTTGAAGCTCCATGGTGTCAACCATGTAAAAACTTAACTAAAGTACTAAGTGGTATTGAAATACCTTATGAAGTAGAGGTAATTAATATAGACGAGGATATGGCGAAAGCCCAGAAGTATAAAGTTAGAGGAGTACCTACACTAATCCTAGTTACCGATGACAACGAAATAAAAACAACGCACGTAGGTAGTATGACAAAAGACCTATTCATCGAACAGTTCTTATAATACGGAGGTTTTATGCACATTGATATATTAGGACACCCTATAGAAAAAGGAATGACGGTACTCACTAATAGTTACTGCTCCGCTAGTATGACAGATATCTCTAAAGTGGACAGAGTAACCGCTAAGGCTATCTACGTGACAGTAAACGCGTGGTCCTACGACGCTAAAAGCAATTTGTATGTAGAGGCCCCTAAGGCTATGCGTAAGCGTGCTGACCAAGTGATAGTAGTTAGCCGACAACTTGAATATAATAAAAAACACTACCCGGAGCATATGCTATGAGTATGTTAATACAAACAAAAGAACTACTGTCAGAGGCGGGTGCTTTTACTACAGACCAGAACAAGTACATAAAAAACGTCATTAGTGCTATTAGCTTTCCTACTATTGACCCTAGGATGAAAGCCGTAGTTGCTGTAGCACAAGTAACAGCTTTTGCCAGCCAATTTAGACGTAACATTAAACTGTGGGATGAGCATACTGAAGTGCCTATCAACGCTATCTCGTTTGTAATCACGGGTTCCGGTGCTGGTAAAGACTCTTCAGTAAAAGCAGCGCGTAAATGCTTTACTAAGGGTTATGCCCTAGTAGAAGATGTATCCCTTAGAGCAGCTGTTTCTGCGGCAATAGAGGAGGCTAAAGCTGAAGGTCTACCCAATCCTAAGGATGAAGCTATATACCGCCCATATTTGCGCCCAGTGCCCCCTGTGGACATTATGCCTACTACAGGCCCCGGGCTTATCCAACATATTAATGATATTGGAGATATTGGTGTAGGTGCAGGGTTTATGTACTCAGGAGAATTCTCTGATGAGCTAGCGTACAACCAGGACATGGTAGAGAACATTAAAACGTTGTCAGAAATTTATGACACTGGGGATAAGGAAGTAAAATACACTAAGTCCATAGAGCATAGATCTAAGGCTATTACTGGGCAACCTGTTTCTGCACTGTTTGTAGGCTCTCCAGGACATATATTATATGATGAAAGTACAAAGAAAAAGTTTAACATAGCATTTATGTCAAAGCTGGCTCGACGTAGCTGGTTTTGTTATGCCCCAACTAAGATTGAAGAACAGGTGTTCGACACCCTTGAAGCTTTTTGGGACTATGAAGAAGCTATTGAAGTTCAATCTAAGCAAGCTCGTGTCGGTATGGACCTTGAGGCTGAGTCAATTGCTAAACATCATACCCAAAAACTTGGGGAAGATATTGTAGTAGGTAAAGACGTTGAACGTCTATATAAAACATACAAGCGATATAACAATGATGTAGCAGACTTACTGCCTAACCAAGATTCTACTTTTGCTTTAATTAGAAGACACTTGCAGTGGAAAGCCCTAAAGTTATCAGGTGCTTTTGCTATTATGGATTGTTCAGACGAGATTACTGCAGACCACTTTATTCAAGCTATCCGCTTTTGTGAGACCCTGGATAAAGACATGGAGGAGTTTGAACGTGACCTAAATAAAGCCCCACATGAGTTACTAGTGGACTTTTTCCACATAAAAACTCTAGTAGATGGTGCATCAGAAATTAGTACCCATGACCTTAAAAAACAAGGGTTTATGAATAACATATCTAAACCTAAGTTAAAAGAGATGGTGTCACTATGTGCAGGCTATGATAAAAACTCTGTATACTCAGTTATTAATGATGGCGCTGCGTTACATTATGAACCTATTGTTAAGACAGACGTTATTAACGTTACATACAAAGAAATTGATTGCTCTGCGCTTAACACTGCTGTTGATGCAGGAGATGCCGCTAGGGCACGTCAAGCTAAGCAAGATATAGCAATGACCGTAAACTACGGATTTGAGTGTGCAGACACTGCGTTTGTAGACCTACCGGCAATGCTGGCTTATGACTACGCGTTTTCCCCATTTAAGTTTAAAGATGGGGTACGTCGCAAAGAAAACCTAGAGTCTGGTACTAAGTGGGTTGTTCTTGATATTGACGACTCTCCGTTATCAGCTGAAGAAGCTCATATGATGATAGGGGATATTAACCACCATATTGCGCTTACGAGTGATAACAGCAACGCGTTTAAGTTTCGTGTACTCTTGGAGCTAGACTCTGAAGTTCACTTGAATGCGATTGCTTGGAAACACTTCTACCTCAAAATTGCAGACGACTTAGGGCTAAAAGCAGACCCACTACCACAAGCACAAATATTTTACTCTTATGGTGGCCGGACTATTTACAGCAACACTGATGCTGCTCCTATAGAAACTCGTGATTACTTGATGTATGCCAAAGATATGGCAACGGAGAAAGACCACACTAATAAAGTTATGTCTACTGCACAAAGACGTGCCCAATTAAATGACCCTACAACTACTTTCGAGTACGCGTTTGAAGCTTGTCACGGTGAAGGTTCACGATCTATGTACCGTATGATGCGACATGCACAAGACTTGGGCGCTAGCTTAGAAGACATACTACTATTAATTGAGGATGTTAATGACTACTGGGAATCACCAATGGCTGATGACCGGTTGGAAAAACTACGTGACCAAGGTAGACGCCTATACTAAATAAGGAACCTAAAAATGATTCAACAAGAATACAAAAATGATGTTAAGGGTATGAGTGATGAAGTAACTACCAGTGGTTTTACCGTTGAAGTTAATGAGTCTATGTTCCAGATGCTTACATCTAATGTGTATAATGACCCTATCCTTGCAGTAATGAGGGAGTGGTCAACTAATGCTTGTGACGCCTGCATAGTAGCGGAAAAACCTGTACTATTTAATGTACATATCCCTACTTTATCAGAACGCTACTTTTCGGTACGGGATTACGGTACAGGGTTACACCCAGAGGATATTGTAGGCTTGTTCAGTAAACTAGGTGCTTCCACCAAAAGATCTTCTAACAAGCTCAACGGTACTTTTGGTATAGGAAGAATGGCTGGTCTTGCGGTATCCAATGCGTTTACTGTTGAATCATTTTATAAAGGTACCCACTACTCATACGCTATAAGCGTAAGTAATGGTGTCCCTAGTACTATGAACTTAGGTAGTCAGCCTACCACTGAGCCAGATGGGCTAAAGTTGTCGGTGTCAGTAGACGCAGATGACATTCCCTCGTACGTAACTAGGGCACCTGAGCTGTATAAGTACTTTGACCATAAACCAAAGCTTAACCTAGAGAATATCAATATAGAACTGGATACCTCTACGCATATGGCTGATACTTGGTTTATAAAAAACGATTCCGGTTATCGCCAAAACAACTTTGTAGTGATGTCCCAAGTAGTTTACACTATTCCTTGGGATGATAGGGTGAAGGATCTAGGGTTTAGGGGGTTGGTAATTAAAGCTGACCCGGGCGCTGTAACGTTTAACCCAGGTAGGGAAACACTTTCCTTAAACAGGGAAACTGTAGAGTACCTAAACAACGCTTTCATCACGATAAAAGCAGAGTATGTCCTTATGGCAACACTTGCTATCGCAGAAGGTACTACAGATAAAGAAGTGCTAGATGCTTACATGCTGTTCAAAGATGCTCCTAGTGAGATTACTTCCCTAATCACCCCAGAGCCCTTTTTTTCTACGCTTATGAAAGATATGTATGACGGACTAACATGGCGTTCGTCTAAACACTTTATGAATGTAACGGCTAGCGAGGCGTTTGACACACGGTTTTCCTCCAACTTAGTAATAGCGTACAAGAGCTCTTACTATAAGCAAGCAAAAACCCTAACACCAAGTAACCCTATGACCACTAGGGATTTTTTTAATGCATTACACGTAATAGTGGATGTAAAAACTAACTACAGGAAAGCTTTTGATTATAAGTACTCAAACCGTTCAGTGGTATACTGGCAACGGGTTAAGGGCGGAGACTTAGACGTAGCAGTAACTCAAGCTAAAGAGGCCTTAGCCACCCTAGGTGTAGACTACAAGCTAGCTTCTACCGTAGTGGAGGACTTCCTAAAAGAGGTACCGCCAGAGACTGCAGCCACACTGGAACGCGCTAAAGGGTTTTATGCTAGCACTATAGGTGCTCTTGGAGCAGTGGTAAAAAGTAGTCTACTAACACCAGATGAAACCACTAGCCGAGATTACTTATATGTGAAACTTAGTAACACTACCCCTGAACTAACCAGTACTACCCATAATTTGCGTACCTTTTGCTGCACTGCAGCAAAGTTGCGACGTATGGGTATAGAGATTCCAAAAATTATGGGGGTACCAAAAAAATATCAAGAGGTCGTTAAGGATCTTAGCAACTGGATGGACCTGGAGACCTATATTACGGAAGTGTTAACCACTACAACTTTTAACGTAAAGAATGTAGAGGAAATAAAATCGTTACACTCACGCTATATGGACAAGAGTACTAGGGCAGATTTTCCTGAAAGTATTAGGGATTACTATGATGAACTGTCTGCGTACCACAATTTTATAGCCGACCCTAGTACATTAGAGGAAGGATCAATTAAGTCGCTAGCGGAGACTGCTGGAAGCATCCTTAAGAGGTATACGCCTACCAAGGACGTAGACTTAGCTTACCTTGAAGAAGTGTTCCCTGTAACCTTAGGCTTTCTACAATACCAAACTACTAGCTATGATATGGTATCAAGTACGGTAGCACATATTGCTAAATTGGAGGAATCCTATGCACTACATACATCTAAGCGACAATAGCTACATAGTTAAAACAGCTATGGGGCTATCCACACTAGACCGTAAATCCTTTAATTTTAACAAGATTAAAGACTTGATAAATAAAGGGTCAACGGAAACTGAGATACTTCCACTACTTAAGGCACCTGAACTTCCTAATGGAATATATGAAGCGTATCTTATACCGGAGGAGGATAAGATTGCTATCAAAAACACAATAGAAGTAGAAGGGCATACTACCTTTTCTGTTTTTTGGTTATCCGAACCCCAAGGGGATGTCATAAGACATTTTAAAGAAGGTAAGGCAACGTTTCTTGGGGTGTATAGCTCTATGGAGGAAGTAACCCAGGACTGGCCAGAGTACGCCCTATAGGGTGCTACTATTTTTAACTAACTAACTAACTAATGGAGGGAACATGTATGCCAAGTAATAACTACTTTGAGTACAACGATGGAAAAGACATCACCAAAGGGGCTTTTCGTATAGGGGCTTCACAAGTAAGTAAGTTCTTTGACCGCACATCAGAGTGGTACCACGAAAACTTGGTGGGAGTAAAAGGGTTTAATGGTAATACTGCAACTCACCTAGGTACTGTGGTGCACGCTGGTATCGAAATGTTTGTAACAGAAGGAGATGTTGATTGGGAAGCTCTAGAGAAACATATCCATTCAATTAAAGACCCTGAAGTAGACAAGTGTAGGATACTCGAGCAGTTTGAGTCCATGATAGGAGTTGCTCTACCTTATGTAGAGGCTAATATGCCTACTGAGGTAGAGAAGTTTGTATTTCATGAGATACTGCCGGGAATTGGCGCTGGGGGCTCTATTGATGCCCTAAGAGGAGATACCATCATGGACTGGAAAACTACTGGGGCAAAGTCACCGCCTACCAAGTTTTCTCGTAACTACTGGTTTCAGCAGATGACATACGCTTGGGTACTTAAACAGCAGGGTATTAACATTAACTACCTTAAACTAGTATACATTACTACTAGTGATACAGGGAGAGTAAGTGAAAAAACAGGTAAGCCATTAAAAGATTACCCGTCTACTTGCTCAGTAGTAACCGAACAGGTTACACAAGAAAGCTTGGACTTAATTGGATCCTGCTTAAAACTAGTTGCGGAGTCAGTGCAGACGTGGAATACAAACCCAGAAGTACGCCACTTACTAGCACAGGACATGCGGCTAAAACCTAAACCTAAACCTATTTTATTTATTAAGGAGTAATTTATGTCAGTTAAGATATTAATCTCAGCGGAAGCAAACTCAGGTAAAACAACGCTGACCAAAAACCTAGAAAATTCATTAGTTGTGAGCCATGATGGTAAACGCTATCCGTTTCCTATTCCCCATGTATTAGTGCCCACTTTTGAAACTGTGGAAGCACTGATCAGTTTAACTATTGAAAAAATTGAAGCCTATAACAAAAAGTTTGATAAGTACCCTGACACAGTCGTATTTGACTCTGTGTCTAAAATCTTTGATACTATTCATGCTAACTGTAATGAGAAGTTTAAAGGATTTGTTATTTATAGTGAGCTAGATAAAGAAGTTGTAGCGTTTACTGCTTTTATTGAAAACTCCTTAATTGCAAGTGGGATGAACGTAGTTCTTATATCTCACGCGTTGTATGATGCTGACACAGCTAAGTATAACCTTGTAGGTAAGGGCTCTTTTGCCAAGCGTGGTGGTTTCTTGGCCGAAGTTGATGAAGCTGTGTTTATTGAGATAAAAAGCAATAAGCGAGTTTTACACTTTAAATCACCTAAGTTACCGGCCCGCTCTCTGCAAGAAGACCTACCAGCCAGTTTGCCTGTTGAAGACTTTAATCTTCAAGACCATATTAACTTGTTGGCAGGAAACGCAGGTGAGATCGACCAGTACCAGCTCTAACTGGCGGGGTTTTTACCCCCTATTTAGTCAATAACAAGGGGGTTTTTACCCCCTATTTAATCAATATAAAAGGAAAATAAAATGAAATTAACAGTATCTAAAAAACAAGACGACATGAAAGACAGCGGCAACGGTGGCTTAATTAATAAATCTGGCATCTATGACGTTAAAATTAACTACGTGCAAGTAGCGGAAACTAAGAATAAGGCTTACCAGCTTAACTTTAATGTACAAAGTGGGGGTATGGATCAAACTATCTATGGTCCTTACATTATGGGCAAAGATGGTAAAGTTAATGAGATTACTAAAAATCTACTTAACCGTTTATGTATCATCACCGGTATGGAAGATGGTCAAACGATTGAAACTGAGACAGCTGAGTACCCAGTTGGTAAAGACCAACGAATGATGGAAATGGAAGTAATTCCAGACCTGATTGACGTTGATGTTAAAATGCGTGTACAGATGGAATATAGTTTATGGGACAATAATGTCCAAGAACGTAAAGCCATTAAAGCATTTTATCGTGAAGATGGTGCAACAGCTGCTGAAGCTGACTCAGGAGAGGGTATTGGTCGTCGTCTAGCATTAGATGAAGAAAAATATGCATCTAACGTTACCTACAAAGATGGTTTGACCGAAGAAGATGTACAAGCCTGGATTAAAGCCAGGTCTAGTGGTGGTGGTGCGCCCAAAACAAGTGCATCCCCTGTAGCTAAAACTACGGCAAAACGTCCTTTGTTTGGTAAGTAATATTTATTAAACCAAAGTAAGGAGTTTAAGTATGGCTATAGTAACTGACGCCGCAATGGTTAAGCTATGTAAAGAGTTTAACCTGGATGTCACACTGATAGCGAAAGCTATGAAGGAACGATATCCAGGCTACATAGTAAGACCTTACCGTATACATGACAGAATCAATAAGCTACGCCAAAAAGGTATGCTTCCTCTTGATTCGGGCAACTACGTAAGTAGCGGTGAAGTACTAAAAGGCTCATCTACCCTGTATGACCAAGACGGAAACGTTAAAATACAGTGGGTTAAAACAGACATAGAAAAACAAGCTATGGTGGATAACATCAAAGAGCTTGTCGAAATGTATGTGGAACAACTGCCTAAGTTTAAAAAGAAACCTTATGAAGTAGCTTTTGCTTCAGAAGATCTTTTAGCAGTCTACCCGCTAGGTGACCCCCATGTTGGTATGAAAGCCTACAAAGATGAAGCAGGTGACAACTGGGACTTAAAAACAGCACAAGAAGTATTTTGTGGAGTTTTTGATAGGCTAGTAAAAACAGCTCCATCCTGTAAAAAGGCGGTAATTGTTAATCTAGGGGATTACTTCCATCGAGATAATGTCGCTGGTGTTACAGAACGTCATAGACACGTTCTAGACACCGATGGCAACTACTTGATGATGGTAGACACCGGTATTAAAATTATGCTGCAGATGATTAATTCAGCTCTTGAACATCATGAAACCGTACAAGTTATTACCATTATAGGTAATCACGATGATACTGGTGCCATGTTTTTACAGGCTGCATTAAAACATATGTACGAAGAGGAGCCCCGTGTAGAAATTGGATGTACTAGTTCAGTATTCCAATACTTCGAACACGGTAGTACACTTTTCGGAGTACATCACGGTCATACGTGTAAAGCAGAAAAGTTACCACTAGTAATGGCTACAGATAGACCAAAAGAATGGGGCGCAGCAACATTCCGTTATTGGTTAACTGGCCACATACACCATGATAGTCGCAAAGAATACTCTGGATGTTCAGTAGAATCATTTAGAACTCTTGCAGCCAAAGATTCTTATGCGTATTCTGGGGGCTACAGAGCCGGACAAGATAGTAAGGCACTTGTAATCCACAAAAAATACGGTGAAATTGAAAGGCACACTATTAATATTGCACAAGTATTACGTAAGTAATACTGCAATCAACTCAATACCCCTTTTTTACGAGGGGGTATTTCTAATATTATTTAAGAACTATGAATTTAACTAAAGAGCAACAAGACGTAGTTGACTACGTAAAACAGACAGATAAAGACGAACTAATCCTAATTGATTCGGTAGCCGGTAGTGGTAAAACTACTCTACTTAGAGCTATAGCAGAAGCAGTACCAGGTGGACATAGCTTATATCTAGCGTACAATAAAGCTATTGCTACGAGCTCTAAAAGTAAATTCCCTAGTTCTGTTGACTGCCGTACTACCCATTCCTTGGCCTATAAGGCTACAGTTGTGCCTATGCGCCTTACTGTAGGATTCTTTGGCCCTAAGCAGGTAGCTGATAAGCTATCCTACGCAGATAAGCAGCTGCTAGTGGATGACATCCGAGAGTTTTGTTTATCCTCGTACCTAGCCTACGAAGACTACGCAGAAAAGAAAGGGTTGGTAAACACAGCATTAGCCAATAAGTACTTAAATTTAATGAGTACAGGCGTCATTGACTGCACACATGACTTTTACCTAAAGCTTTTCCATGTGGCACTTTCAGAAGATAACATAGAATGTCCAACCTATGACTTATTAATGCTGGATGAAGCAGGTGATTTAAACGAAGTAACATTAGAAATATTCAAGCTCCTCCCAGCAAAAATTAAAGTGGCTGTAGGTGACCCCTACCAAAACATTTATACGTTTAACCACACAATTAACTGCTTTGAGAAGCTTGCAGGAGAAGGTATAACCTTTAAGTTATCAAAGTCTTTCCGAGTACCTCAAACTATAGCAGGACCTATAGAAAGTTTTTGTCAGCGCTACCTAGATAAAACTATGGTGTTTGAAGGAGTTGAGGCGAGTACCACCTTGGTACGAACTAGGGGTTATATCTCCCGCACTAACAGCGGTTTAATTAACAAGATGATTGAGCTTAACAACGAACGAACTCCTTATGGACTAGTGCGTAAAGCCCAAGAAATATTCAAAGTACCTTTGATGGCTGCAGGCCTAAGGTACCAAGGTAAAATATATGACCCAGCGTACAAGCATCTTCAAGAAGATATTGATAACTGGCATGAAAACGTTAACCACGTAAGGTCTAGTGCTCCATTACTTCTTGGGTACCTTAAGCAGAAGTACCCAGAAGACATAGCACTAAACCAAGCGATTAACTTGGTAGCTAAACACAGCAAAGGCGGTATTTTTGAGGCGTATGCGGAAGCTAAAAAGCATGAAAATACTAAACAAAACTTTATGCTGCTTACTGCCCATTCTTCTAAAGGTTTAGAGTTTGACGAAGTGATGCTAGCACCTGATATGAATAACTGTATTGAGTTACTGCTAGAAGAACTAAGTGATGATGCCACTAGGCCTCTAACTAGGGAAGATAGAGAATCTTTAAACTTATACTACGTAGCGTGTACTCGGGCAATCGTTAGACTAATGAATGCTACGCACTTACTAGGGAGGTAGCATGCAAGTTACGCATAGCATTGAAGTACAGTACCAAAGTACAAACGACCCAGCAGTTGCTAAACAGTGGCTAGATGGGTTACCAAGTACTTTTGCTGCTGACTTTGAGACTGCCGTTCGTTACACTAAAGAGTTTGTAGCAGATGCTAAAGAAAAAATGGTAGACGTAACCTTACCTAAAAAAGAACGTGTAGTGTACCAGGCCATAGCTAAAGCCACAGCACTAGGACACCCTTCCCATTGTACCATTACTCATTGTAGTATTGCCTATGACGAAAGAAATGCTTATGTGTTTATTATTGATGGCCAAGCTATTGCTGATGTAGTACTAAATTTTTTAGTAGAGACCGACAGAACACAAGTATGGCATAACTATAGTTACGATGGTAGATTTCTAAGTTACTATGCAAACAAAAATGCTAAAAACGTAGAAGACACCCAAGTATTTGCTAAAACCCTAATTAACCATGTAGAAGTCTTTAAAGCTAGCACTAGGTTAAAAGACTTGGCAGGACAGTGGTATGGGGACTGGGCGATATCTGTGGATAACTTTACTATAGCGCAGCAGTATGAAGAGCATGTACTAAAATACGCAGCTATTGATGCATGTGCTACCTACAAACTATGGGGATACTTAAATGACTTTGTCAATAACCACAAATAACTATAGCCCTCATGACCAATTGCCTGGCACAGAGCCAAAAGAAAAGGTATATGCTCCAGGGTATTTTTATGAAAATACTGCCAAACACCTTATTAAAGATACTGTACGTATAATGGATAATGGTTTACACATCGATATAGATAAAGTAATTGAGCTGGAGGTGGTGCTGGCAGAGCAACTTGCAGAGGTTAAGAGTGAGCTGGCGGCTAACCCTTTAATAAATAACTATCTTGAGGACAGGTACTCTGCCCAAGTAAACGCTTATGTTAAAGACAGAAAAGACAAAATGCGTAAGCCTGAACACTACCTAGGGTCCTTTAAATACAATGATATGGCACACAGAAGTTACTTTATGCATGAGTATGCCAAGCTACAAGGATGGGGTAACCCTGAAGATAAGCTACCTACAGGTGTTAGTAAGTGGCCAGCGAACCTTGTTAAAAAGTATGCTAAGACTAATAGGGTGCTCCAGAACCTGCTAGCAGGGACACTACCTAGTAGTAACCCTACTATTGGGTTGGCTATGGCAAAGCTGGCTAAAGACAAAGCTAAGATGTACAATGAGAAGTTTTTAGCGCAAGTTAAAAAACCTTCCGTAGAGTACCCTATGTTTAACCCCGGATCTCCAGTACAAAAGCAGGAGCTATTTAGTATGTTAGACATACCTTCAGAGAACGTGTCTAAGACTACAGGACTACCTAAGTGGGATCGTAGCCAAGTAGAAAGAGTACATATAGAAACTCATGACACAGAGGTAAAACATTTTACTCAGTGCTTTATTGACTACTCCTTTGCTGCTATCATTAAAAATAACTTCATAGAAGCTTTTTATAACTACTCAGTTGATGGTAGACTGTACGGGCAGTATAAACTACTGGGAGCCAAGTCAGGGCGCTACACAAGTAGCAACCCTAACATGCTTAATACTCCGTCCACAGGATCTAGGTTTGCTAAGCCTGTGAAAAAGTGCTTTACGGCACCAGCGGGTAAAGTTATACTGACGGCAGATTACAGTGCACTAGAAGACCGGGTAATAGCATCTCTTTCTAGAGATACTAACAAATGTGATATCTTCCTAAAGAACTTAGATGGACATTCACTAAATGCCTTAGGGTACTTTTATAACAAGATTAAAGCTCTTATGCCTCTTACAGGTAATACTTCTACGGATGCTGCTAACTTTAAAAAGCTGGTAGACGAAGGGAATGTAGCTGCAGGGGAAATTAGGCAAGACTCAAAAGGGCCTACATTTGGCTTAGCTTATGGGGCTTTCCCGCCTAAAATTGCAGCTACCCTTAAAATTCCTTTAGAGGATGCAGAAGATATCTTTAACAACTACCATAACGTACTGTACCCAGGGATTACGGACTACCGTGAAAACTACGTACTGCCGACAGCTAAGAGGCAAGGTGAGATTCACCTAGGGCTTGGTTTTATGCTAAAAACAGATGACCCTGATAGGGACATCAGAACACTAGCTAATGCTACTTGCCAGTTCTGGTCTATACTGACTGCGTTGACTATAAACAAGATGCATCAGCGGATAGACCAAATGGGGTACCAGGAAGATGTTAAGGTTGTATCAACTATTTATGACTCTATATACTTTGAGATAACTGAAGATGCTGAAGTTATTAAATGGGTTAATGATAACTTAATCGATGCGATGCTGGTTGATTTTATGGAAAACCAAACCATTAAAAATGAAGCTGAAAGTGACATCGGGTACAACTGGGCAGAAATGCTTAGGGTACCAAATAAGGCTTCTGTTACTGAAGTTAAAAAAGTACTACAAGAGCTAAAGACTAAAAAGACAAAACCCGATTAAGGTGATGGATAAAAGACTCTCTGAGCAGGGTGTGACTCCTTATACCTGTTGAGCCTTTTCGGTGGGGTGCTCAATAATCACCGACCTAATCGAAGTAGTGGCAGGGGTTAATATTCCTTTCAGCCTTCCCAATGGGGTGCCAGATAATCATTGGACCTAATTTAATTGAGAGTATTATGATAGACATAGAGTTACCAATATATTGGACACAACATTTTAAAACTAAGAACGATAAAACATGCCTTGTTGGTATGAACTGGTATCGAAACGCACATTTTCACGCGCAGAATAAAATGAAAAAAGACTTTCATGAGCTGGTAGTGAAGCAACTAGATACTGCTCAGTTCACGGGTAAGTTTTCCTTAGATATAGGAATATACTATAAAAACGCTTCTTGTGACGGAGCCAACATAGTAGCACTAATAGAAAAATTCACACTAGACGCGCTGCAAGAAAATAAAACGGTAATAAACGACAACGTTAAGTACCACCTAGGCACTTCTTGGAAAGTACTAGGCGCAGATAAAGATAATCCGAGAGCTATAATCTCAATAACAGAACTAAAATAAGGGGCATAAAGTGCTTGATTTCGCTAAAGAGTTACTTAAAAAACACTACTGTAGACCAAATGAATCCATTCATGACGCTTTTAAAAGGGCTAGTGAGTGTTATGCTACAGACTCCGGGCATAGTGAACGACTGCAAGACTATCTTAAAAAAGAATGGTTTATGTTTAGTTCACCTATACTCAGTAACGCCCCAGCACCGGGTGAAGAAGTTAAAGGCTTGCCTATCAGCTGCTTTTTAACTTATGTACCAGATACCATCGAAGGGTTGTGTTCACACACTACCGAAGAACGTTGGCTATCTGTTAAAGGAGGTGGCGTTGGAGGTCATTGGTCTAGTGTAAGATCAATCTCCGATAAAACTCCAGGTGTTAATGGTTTTCTACACACCGTAGATGCCGATATGGTAGCGTACCGTCAAGGTAAAACTCGTAGAGGCAGCTATGCCGCATACTTGGATGTTAGTCATCCAGAAATTATTGAGTTTATTAAGATGCGTACGCCCACAGGTGACTTAAATCGTAAAAACCTTAACCTCCACCACGGAGTAAACATCAATGATGCATTCCTTGAAGCGGTTAATGATGATTTAGAATGGTCACTATTGGATACAAAGGATGGTAGAGTCGTAGAAGTTGTACGTGCTCGTCACATATGGGAAGAGATCTTAACGACTCGATTCCGTACTGGGGAACCCTACATTAACTACTTAGATGAAGCTAACCGTCAAATGCATCCAGCACTACGTGCGCTAGGTCTTAAGATTAACGGAAGTAATTTGTGTAATGAAATACACTTACCTACGGATGAAAATCGTTCAGCGGTATGTTGTTTGTCTTCAGTAAACTTGGTTAAGTTTAATGAATGGCAAGATAACAAGTTGTTTATCGGTGATTTAATAGAGATGCTAGATAACGTTTTACAGTTCTTTATTGACAATGCTCCAAGTGAGCTAGTGAAGACAAAGTACTCGGCTATTCGAGAACGATCACTAGGCCTAGGTGCCATGGGTTTTCACGACTACTTAATGTTTAATAATATACCTTTTGAGAGTAGCTTAGCTATCTCTGTTAATAAAAGAATATTTAACAATATTAAGTCTCAAGCGTTAACCAAAACAAAAGAACTAGCTCAACTACGTGGTGAAGCTCCAGATGCTGTAGGGTATGGTGTTCGTAATACGCATTTACTTGCTATTGCACCTAATGCCAACAGCTCTATAATTTTAGGGGTAAGTCCTTCTATAGAGCCTAGAGCATCAAATTGCTATACTCATAAAACTAGGGTTGGTAGCTTTTTAGTTAAGAGCCCAGCGTTAGTTCCTGTGTTGGAAAGTTACAACCAAAATACAGAGAGTACATGGAGTTCCATTATGCAAAAAGATGGTTCTGTACAACATTTAGACTTCTTATCAGTTGACCAAAAAGATATCTTTAAAACTGGATTTGAGATTGACCAGAACTGGGTAGTGGAGATGGCTCGTAGCCGTCAAGAGTACCTATGCCAAGGACAGTCAGTTAACATATTTTTCCCTTCTGGGGCACCAAAAAGTTATGTTAATGCAGTTCATAGACGTGCCTTTAAGCCCGCTGACGATGTAGGACAACCTCTTAAAGGGGTGTACTATTTACGTACTGAGTCTAGTAAAAAAACCGAAAAGATTAATGTTAAGGTTGAGCGTAACGCGTTGAAAGACGGCGTACAAGGCTCACTAGACACTTGTCTTGCTTGCGAAGGATAATTGACATGCTAACAGAACTAAGTAGAACGTATAAGCCTCTAAGGTACCCTCAAGCTGAAGAATATCGTCTTCAGTCAGAGGATATCCATTGGATAGTAAAAGAAGTTGAGATGACTAAAGATGTGGAAGACTTTAAGTCAGCCTCTTTAGAGGAAAAAGAGTTTATCAAGAACATCTTATCCATATTTACCCAGTCCGACTTTAACGTAGCCGCTAACTACTTGCCTTTAATCAACAAGGTTAAAAACAATGAAGTGCGTGGCATGCTAACTAGTTTCATGGCCCGTGAATTTATTCACCAAGAAGGCTATGCACACTTAAATGAATCTTTAGGCTTTCCAGATAGCTACTATACTGATTTCTTGGTACATCAGGAAACCTTAGAAAAAGATTCTTACATGGCAAATAGTACCTTTGAGAGCTTTGGTTTAAAGCTGGCTAAGGGTATTCTACTAGAAGGGGTCAGTTTATTTGGCTCTTTCGTCATGCTTAAAAACTTTGAGCGTGTGGGTAAGTACCTAGGTACATGTACAATCAATGAATGGTCTTTACGTGATGAATCACTTCATGTTGAAGGTAATGCATGGTTGTTCCGTACTTGGTGTGACGAGAACCCAAAAGAAGTTAATGACACTTTCAAAAAGCACATCTACACAATGGCACGTGAGATTGTACTGCTTGAACAAAACTTTGTTGAGTTTGCCTTTGGTTCTTACCAGCCGCCTAAACTAAATAAAGAGGACGTTAAGGCTTACATTGAGTTTATAGCTGATAGACGACTAGTTCAGCTAGGGCTAAAGCCTAATTTTAATAGTACTACGAACCCTTTAGGTTGGATGGACGAATTAAACAACGGTAGCTCACTAGCCAACTTCTTTGAAAAACGTGTAACTGATTATGCAGTTGCCGGAATGGAAGGAGACTTTATTTATTAAGGTACTTTTTACCATAACTAACTAACAAAAGGGACTTAGGTCCCTTTTTTACCACCACACTTTATTCATCAAAAAACAAAAGGAAATTACCATGTCAGACTTATCACTTTTCGACCTACCTAAAGAGCCTACACGTATTTGGGACCTTGTTGTCCCTATAGTCGTTGATGCTAAAGAAAAAACAATTAAAGCGTACCTAACTGGGTCTATTGATGAACCTTGTATGTACAATGAGCTGTGTCATCTACTTATAGCCGCTAGTGCTGATACAGAGGTTACCCTATATATCAATACTCCTGGGGGTATCATAGACTCTGCGTTTATGCTCACTAATGCTATTAGCAATTCCAAAGCTAGAGTAGTGGCGCAGCTATCTGGTACCGTAGCATCAGCAGGCACCTTAATATCTATGGCGTGTGACGATGTAGTGGCCAGCCAGCACTTGTCTTTTATGATACATAACTACTCAGGAGGCATGGCAGGAAAAGGTCATGAAATGAAAGCACGACAAAAGTTTACTGACGACCACTTAAACAACGCATTTACATCTTTCTACTCGGGTTTCCTTACGGACGACGAGATGAGTAAAGTCATTGAAGGTACTGACCTTTGGATGGGCACTGATGAAGTAGCAGACCGTTGGGAAAATCGTGTTAGTTACATAAGAGGAGAAGCAGATGCCTAATCAAGAAACACTATTTGACGGTATGCTAGGGTCCCTTTCAGGCCTAACTGAGGCTGCAGCAGTAACTACTTGCAAAAAAGACTCTACTGGAGTCTCTTTACGGCAAGAAGCTGGAGACCATATATATGGGCTGTTATCGAAAGATGTACTTACTGCCGAGGAAGTAAGTCTACTAAGCGTGCTAACTATATTCTATAGTAAGGGGTGTAACCAATGCACCCCATAGAGAGTATCATACAATTTAACGTAGACCGTAACCTAAACTACTTTGAGAGCAGTACAGAATACGCAATGCTTTTTGAGGAGTTGCAAGAATTTATGGTAGCCAGCAGTAAAGGCAATGCCTATGATATGGTAGATGCCTTATGTGATATTGTTGTAGTGGCTGTTGGTGGTCTACATAAACTAGGTTATGATCCTACAGCGGCCTTAGAAGAGACGCTGAAAGAGATAACAAGCCGACAGGGCGCTCTTAATAAAAGTACGGGTAAATGGGAGAAAGACCCTAAGCAAGACCCGTCTACTCTTTACAGGGCCTCCTACAAAGAAGCTAAGGGGTAAGGTATGGAATTTCTAGTACTTGGACTTGTAGTAGCTATTAACTTTATTATTGTTAAGCTTAAACTGGATCGAAAACGCTGGGAAGACGCTGTCTTTGATGTGCTAACATTGTTAATTGTTATGGCATTATTCAGTGGGTCTTACGCAGGACTTATTGTAGGTTCTGTGGCGTCCTTATTTATAAGTATTTACTTTTTTGCGAGCCCCCCCAAGTTCTTTAGCGGGGAAACAGGCTTTCTGCATAAGTTTATAAGTAGAGCGAAAAGGACTAATCATTATGATAACTAGTCTCTTTCAGTCTATTGGCGTTGTATTTACGCTACTTATTATAGTAGCTGTAGTCTTAGTGTCTATGTATATATCATATCTACTAGGAATAGGCGTAATAATCCTATCCCTAGTGTTTATAACTTATCACATATTAGCTACGCTTAAAACTGATACGTAGACTCTTTCAGTAATGATGGGGTAAATACATTAAGCAAAATATCTGTAGGGGCGTACACTGGAAATACATTTCCAAACCCTATAGAGCTTGTGTACCACTCCTTAGCTAAAAAGGACTGCTCATGAATAGTGGGTAGTCCAGCCGCTATACTTACTAGCATTAGGGTCACTATAGCTTTTATAGGGCCTTTACTACCTGCTTTTACAATAATACGCTGAATACGTTTAACGTATTTAGTAAACATTAAAATACCTACTTTATTCAAGTATTCCTCGAAGCTAGATGATGGTAATGCATAGTTAATATAATCTTCAACTAGATCATAGTGCCTTACCTTTTTTGCTTCTTTTAAGAAAGCTGTACGCTCTGCGCCTGTTAAGGTCTGCGTAGCTAAGTACCCATCTTTCTGCTTATCCAACCACCAACGAGGTAGTTTTTCCTTGCCTCTCACCTGCTTTTCTTCAGTACGCTGTTCAAAAGTATTCTGAATATCCCTAGACATCAAATCCGTAATTTCTAAAAACTCATTTACCACTTTGTAAGGCACAGTACGTTTTGTTAAAAACAAGTAATCTACCCCCGTACGTATCACCGTAGGAACTTTTTCAAGTTTACTATCAAAAAACTCGCTAACTCTATTAGTGTCCCTCACAACATTAGAGGTTATATCCTCTACACTCTGATCCAAACCTAACTCAACTAACTCATTTATACGACTATCTTTAATACTAACACGTAACTTAGCAGCTTCCCCTTTTACTCTACTCAACTCTACGCTAAGTGCTTTTTTTCTCTTATCCATAGTAGAATCAGCTACAATAGCCTTTTTTACTCTACCATCTTGTCTTAGCAACTCTTCTCGTCGTGCAGGTTTTAAGTCCTTTCGTCCCAATTGCATAGTTATCTTACGTTCTTCAGCTAACAGCTCCTTACGTTTTGCACTTGATAGCATGTCCCTTGTAAGAGCAGCAACAATCTCCCCTTCTCTATTTTGCAATGCTTGGAGTCTTTTAGTATGCTTGTTATAACTCTTAATCTCTTTAAAACTCTCTAACTGCATTGTTATTACTTCTACAGGGTTATACCCTTTAGATAATAAGTACACTGTGTTAGAAATAAAGTTACTGACAGTAACCGTAGGCATTTTCATTAAGATATTTGTTTTGGCTATCTGTACTAATTCCATCCAGATAACTTCCGCGACACGTAAAATTTTCCTCACCACCTTAGGTGTAATATATTTTAGCCCAGGAAAATCTGTAATAGACAACTGGGTGTACCCAAAGTAGGCATTCTTTAAACTAGTGCGTACCGCCAAAGTTTTATCTTCACGAGAATTAATAAACTCATGGAACTCCCTAGGCAGCATGTAGTACATCTTACGCATTTCTGGGTCAGCTACGTTAGGGCCAACTAATGTGAAGTCTGTTAGTCCATCTTTTCCTTTGCTTCCACTTTCCCAGCTACGTACCATATCCTCTTTCATAGTTTCTAACACAGTTGCATTATGTGCAGCACTCATTTCTTTATCTAGTAAACTACCAAAAGATCTACCCATAACTTCTGATATACGTCTATCTGGCTTAAGGATATTTGTCTTCGTTTCTTTATCCATCATGTAACGGTAGTCAACTACTTTCCCGTCTTCGTTTATGATAGGGGATACGCCAAACATACTATCTTTAAATGTAAATTCTCCTGACTCCATCTTTTTAGCGTCAACAGTAGCTATTCTCTGTAACTCATTAATATCACGTTTAGATCTTTCTCTAATCACGCTGTTACTAAAACCTTCACCTTGCTTGTAAGCTGCAGAACTAACGGTAGTACCTTTACTTCTAAGTTGGTTTAAACGTAACCCACCACGTAATCGTTCTGGTCGACTAATACTATCAGTTACGTATAAAGCCATAGGTTTTCTACTACCGTCTCCTATCCTAGCAGAAAGCTTACCCCTAAAGGTAAATCCTTGGGCTTCCATAGCCTCTCGGTCTTCTAGAAGGGCTGTTTCCACGATAATAGAATCGTCGTAAATTTCTCTGCTGTAACCTTTTATCTTGTTAGTTTTCTTACCTTTAAAGACTGTTTCATTAGAGTTAGCACTAAACCCTTTAACCACATCGGCTACGTGCTGTACGCCTGTCCAATCTTTCTTCATTAAGGCAGCTGTAGTGTTACGTGCTCCTACATCGCTATACTTTATAGCGACTAGCGTAGCTAACTCATCTACAGCTCTCACTGTATTTTTATTAGCTTGCTTACTATGGGCACTGTGAATACCCTTAACAATATTTTCTGCATTAAAGTTTTGTGCAGGAGTACCTTGGTGCTTAGCCATGTATATACCCAGGCCAGCAGCTTGGTTGGTATGCCAGTTATAGTGTGCGGGATCTAGGTCTCTTAAGGCTCGTTTTGCTTCAGCAATAAACTTGTCTAGTGTGTCTTCGTCTGTCAATATTTTCCGTACAGTGGCGTTGTCAAAAACCCTTTTACCTACTAAGTTGTTATCAGATGCACTTGATGCCATACCAAATAACGAGGCTAGGTCAGTGTCAGCTAAGATTTCCGTTAGGGCTTCTTCCTCTTCTCTGGTAGGAGCTTCTGTAAACATAGAAAGTACGCTATCTCTAGTGATACCTACCTGGTTGTTACGCTGCTTATCTACGTAACCGGCTTGTAGTACTAAAAATTCAGCTATCTTCTGTACAGGTTCAGTCTCAAAGAGTCCTGAAACAATTTCACGTACAGTACCGTCTGGGCGTAAGCCATAAGAGCTAGCCAATGCCCCCATTACTTTAGTATATGTAGGGTTTACTAAGGACAACCTTATGTTGTTGCTCATCCACTTTACACGGCCATACAGGTCTTCTGGCATAGGTTGGTATGCTTTAGCTGCAGCTTTGCCAAAAGTTTTTTTAGTTACCTTATGTACAGCATCAGCAACAACTCTGTCAGTGTCATTAAATACAATGTCATAAACTCTTCCTAAGAACCCAGGCGCCTCTAACAACTTTTGACTTTTCTTGGTGTTAATAGCCCCAAGCTCATAGGCTAAAGAAATTAAGGCATCTTTTACGTTACTATCTTTATTCTTAGCGGAAATATTGCCTAGTAATATATCTATGACAGTAGAAAAAAACATTTGTAGCTTTTCAAGAATACTTTTAACTTCACCCCTATCCCGTACCTGCACTGTTGATAATGCTTTAGCTACTAAAGGCTGTGCAACACCCTTAGCTAAGAATTCATAGTCTGCATTTTCAGCGTTAAATATGTAGCTATAAAGCTTTTTCGCGTAGGCTTCTTCTACTGCAGGGTCAATAGACTCGCTGCTAGGAGGTAAAAAGTCTTCCCACGTAAGCTGTGCACGTCCCAACTCTATTAAGTGATCTAGCTGCCGTTTAAGGGCGACAGACTTCTTAGTTTTAGAGGTTATAGCTGCAGTAGTCATTGAATGGACTACTTCTTCCAAGTAAATAGACGCTTCTGACTGTTGATTCCCTATTGATGCTGGGGCGCCTTTTATCTTTATATTCATAGCCTTAGCACTGACTACGCCATTAGAGCGATCAGCTTCAGCCTCTATATATAACTTTAAAGACTCGAAAAACGTAGGATCCATCTTATCTACAAGAGCTAGGTGTTCGTCTAGTTCAGCTTCACTGGCTTTCTCACCACCCATAACGTGTAGTTTTTTAAGCATTGCCCTCATACTTTTTACATCACCATGTACGTAGTCCGCCTCTAGGTTTTTGTCATCTGTATTAAGTGTTGCCCCAGGCTCACTACCAAAAATATCTGGTAAAGCTTTCATGGCATCTTGCTCAAGAAAATAGTTATCCAGGAACTCTCGGAACCCTGCAACATTAATAAACGTGTTACCTTTATTAGTGCTACGGGACCCACTAGTCAAAGAAAAAGTATAGCTTTTAACTTTCTTTGCGTGAGTGAAGGTAATTCTTACTCCCCCATCCACCACTTCTGCTTTGTTAAACAACCCTTCCCTAGCTTTGTTACCGGTACCTTGGGTAAAGCTAAAGGCCGCACCAAACGTTTTTTTAAACGCTGTAGTAGCGGCGTCACTTTTCTCTTTCAAGCTAAGTTTATACTTACCATGAGACTGCACTAGATCGTGCTCTGCCTTCTGTAAGGCTTTTCTCACAAGGTATAATTCATCCAGAGTTTCCGATGGCGGAGTACTGTCCACGTCCTGTAAGGTATCGTCTGCTGCAAGAACCTCGTGCATACTAATTTGTTCTTCCACTTGCGCCAAAAGGAACTTCGGGCTTGTACAACTTGTCATAAATATTTCCTAGTATTATTTGCAGATATTTGCAGCGTCTTCCATAAGGGCAGTAACAGACTTACCATCTTCCGTCAATGGTGTAAGGACATTATCGGCTATTTGCTTGTAAGTGTCAATTTCCTTGTAGGCAACCTTGTTAGTATCATCAATGGTGTGGACACCTTCAGACGTACCCGCCATATGCATAATAGACGCACCTTCATTAAGTGCCGATGCTAACTCTTTACGTGCTGCATTAACAGTATTAGCTAAACCTGCCATCTGGTTTCTAACACTTATAATGTAGCTACTCGCACTACTGCTGGTGGTGCGGTCTATAGCCACTTGGGCTTTTTGGTATACTGTAGGGTTTCCTACTTCACCAAATAACTCCGTGTTTTCAATAACCCTATCTAGGCTTTTCATTATCTCATTAATAAAGCTGTAGTCCATACTCACGTCTACCGTGGCTTTGTTATAGGCCTTTTGTCCTTCAGACATTTTAGTTAAGCTAGGTATTATAGCATCATGTATGGTCAGTATGCTTCCATCATGGTTTAGTACAGTTTTGGCCATAACAGCACCATCAATATAATGTATAGGGATAACTGCGCCTGCACTAATGGCTGCACTTATCTTTTTGATCATATGAGAAGTGGTTAAAGTCTTACCAGTTTTGCTTGTTCTGTTGCTAGCCCCTCTTGTAACTTGTGAAGCTTTACGGCCAGCAAATACCCCATAAGGTGAAGCAGTGTCTAAACTGTACACCCCAATATCCCCTGTACCGGAAAACTCTTCTTCCATGTTACTGAGTGGGCCCTTAATTGCAGGCCACTGGTTCTTCAATGACTCATATAGCTCTTTTTCTTGTACCGCCGAGACAGGTCCATTCTGTCTAGCAGCTAGTAACTTTTCCTGGAAGGCTATGTCAAACACCTCAAACATAGCTTTAAAACTATCATTAACAATATCTTGAGCTGCTACGAATGGTTTAAACTTCGCTGTTAATACCTCTTCAACCTGTTTACCATAAGACGCATCAATCATTAACTCTAAGTAGTGGCCTAGGGATGCCCCTTTACCCACCTTTACGGTATTAATGTCTGATATACGGACTTTTTGCTGTATATCTTCAATAATATTTTGCACTTCTTCTGCTGTTTTACTTGTGGTATTACCAACATACGCAGTAAGCATGGTTATTAAGGCAGCATTTTCAGGCTCTTGTTCCACCGCACTAAGATCTAGCTTGGCTATTTTAGCGGCCACCTCGTCCGTCATAGTAGTTTTTAACCTAGTTCTAATAGACTTGATAGAAGCAGCGTAGTTAAACGTCATGAAAGGGCTTTTAAACAAGCTACGTAGTGAAGAGTCCACAGCCTCTCCCGGATCTACGCTAGGTAACACTTTAGATACTGCCTGCCACAAGGCTTTTGGATATCCTTCATCAGTAAGTAGTGGAGAGTTAGAGCTACTTTTCAGTTTTTTATAAGCTGTAGGTTTAATACTAGAAGCCAAGAACTGATAACTGTCCAAAAACCCTTTAGTGTCTAGTAGGTTGTTCATACTTAGTGGTGTCTTATCCCCTAATTTATCTAGGTACCTTGAACTGTTAATAACAATACCTACCTTATCAAGCCACTCTATCATAGCACTAGGTAACTTTTTCGTTAGGGTTCCGATAATAGGCATTTGTAGTAGCTTTAGAGCAAAACCACTTGTTACCGCATCGAACTCAGCACTAATAGCACTATCAAAAGGTTTCCCTTTAGCCTTAATTGTATTCTCCAAAAAGGCAAAAGCCTGTAAAGCGTGACCAAAGTGCTCTAACTCAATACCTAGGGATTCTACTTTCCCAGTAGTCAAAAACTCTTCTCTGTACTTGTTTAACTTAGCCATACTGTTAATAGACTTAATTATTTTTTTGCTGAAAGCCTCAATTTTAGGATCCCCCAACTTATCAGTAGCGAGACCAAATGCCTGGGCTAAGGCATAATGAACAAGACTAGTTACATCTTTACCCTCTACCTTAAATGACCCATCTTTTGACTTTGTGTACGTGTTATTATGGTCTTTAGGTTGAACAAAGAATCTAGCGAAGTGCTTATCTGTTTGTGGGTTAATAGTATTACTATCAATAAAGAAACGACCATTCTTTGAGAAGAAGTAGTTAAACCACATAGACACCTTAGCGTCACCTGCAGATGTTGTGTCCAACCATTCCATGTGGGCCATAGCGTTCTCTAGAGCACGATTTTTAGAACCTTGTACTTGCTGCTCCTTGTAGCTTAGGTTCATAAATGCGTCACTGTCTAAGGCTATGTGCCCTAGTAGGGCCAAGGCACGGTCCTTATTCTCAGGAGCTATCAAGAAGCGTACTAAAGTCATATCTGCGACCATTTCCGTGTCCATTAGCTTTTCCATTGCTGATACAGAATCTGCAGCTAGGTTAAGTCCTAAGCGCTCCTTTTTAATTCCCTTAGTAGCCTTACTTTTCACTTTATGATTTGGTTTACTAAATAACGGCTCTTTTCTGGTAGTATCCAAGCCCGGAAGGATATCCGCTAGGATATCTGCAGCTAAGATAACTTCCTCAATAGCGGCAGAGTCAGTAGTTAGCTCTACGAAGTTTACCTTTGACGTACTGCCAGTTGTGTCTTCTACCTTTTTGCCTAGCACATTTTTGGCAAAATCAACACTGCCCATGGATGTCTCGTTAAGTAGTCCCTCACTAACACCCATAAGGACAGCTGCTTGTCCTAATCCAGTAGTCAGGGCACTAAACGCCTGTAAGTCCACTCCAGGTGTGTTCTTACGCGACATACCCATAAGAGCTAGTATCTCTTTACCCATACTGTCTGCGACCATCTTAAGAAGGAGGCCATTATCTTGCATAGCTGTAATAGCTGATTTGGACAACTCAGAAGGGTGCTTCCCTAGAATCTGGGCGATATCCTCTAGGGTTTTACTATCTTTACTTAGTAAATACTGGTTATGTTTTATAAAATTGTATAATGCTGCCTTAGCTGCTACGGCTAAGTTAGGGTTGAGCTTTTTATCTTTATCATAGAGTAGACCAACTGCTGAACTATTTATTATACTAAAAGGTAAAATAGTCTCTTTATCAGTTTCACTACTTATCGCCTTACCCATCTCCTCCACAGCGTCTTCTACAAAGCTGTTAAATACGAAACCATCCAGACCTTCCACCTTCAGGTCTTCTACACTTAATGTATTAAGTACAGTAGCTTCACGTACTTCCACGTAGTTATCAGGATCTACTTCAATAATAGTGTAGGTACCATCCGTGGAGAACGCCTCTACCTCTTTGAGCATAGTTGTAGTAACATAGTCGCTACGTTCTTCTGACCAGTAAGAATAGATTGTCTTACCTGCCTTATCTTTCCCTAGGGAGTTCTTAATAGCGGTAATAGCAATACTGCGAGATTCGTCCCCAAATACCTTTTTAACCCATGCTACTAAAGTCTCACCACCTTTTTTAGCAACTTCTGCAGCGTTTTTCCATTCCTTAATACGACTACTTCCTTTGCTGAGCCTTTCTTCATTAGCTTTAACCTTTTTCTCTACTAGTAGGTAGGCGGAAGCTGTTGCCTTCCCTACTGCCTCTGAGTACTCCTTAGAGTCTCTACCTTCTTTTAGTACAATGTCATCAAGGATAACCTCTAATGCCTCTGCCTCTTTTCTTATAGTATTAAGGACATAGTCATTTAGCTTTTTAGCATCCCCTTTAAAATACTCTATAGCAGCCTCTTGCGCTTTGGTGGCATTTTCTTTCTGCGTGGTACTAGCATTTCCTTTTTCTATAAACATCTGGTCAAAAGCTTTAACCAAGTTTGATAAAATAAGAGCTTTTTTATTCTCTTCTTTTTTTACTACAGCTGCAGCGGCTCTAATTTCAGTAGCTTCTGCTATAGGCCTCCATACAGACTTACCTTCTACAGTTACTGCACCTGCATTATAAGCCTTAGCAAGAGTGTTTATAGCTTTACCATTACCCTTTTTCAACTGACGATCAACTACAATAGTGGCACCAGCAGCAATTGCCGCAGCTAGTCGTCTACTCGCAGAGCTCCCCGCTTTTATATCTAGGGTGGTCAGTAGCACTACGTCATCGGCAGTAAACTCCTTAGGCCCTACTATTTTAGTCTCATTTAAGCTATGGTAGTCACCACCTTTTTGCCACTGCTTACTGCTGGTGCCATTATCAACAATAACCTTGGTAGGCTTTACACTGTCATAGTATTTCGTGTCCGCTTCCCTAGCTTTTTGTATAGATTTATTTACACTAGTAGAGGCTGGTACATCAATAGTGGTAGAGGAGCTTACCCCTAGCACTTTAGCAGTAGCTTTGTTGTAACGGGCTAGTGTGGTCTGTAGATGGTCAATAGTGTCATCTAAGGAGTCTAAGATTGCGCGTGAAGGTTTTGCTATTTTATATTTACCATCACTACCTACCTCAACGATTATCTCGTTGTTAGGTAAGCCATCTACCGCCCTACTCTTAGGGGCACCTACATCTTTACCCGCAGTGCTTTTACGGTTGTTGTACGCATCTATGTCTTTTTGGACTTCTTTTTCCGTAACACTATACTGCGTTCTACGGTTTAACTGGGTAGTTAAGAAGTTGTTAATCTGCCCTAGCTCTTTACTTATTAGTGCCTTGTTTACTCCTGGGGTGTTTACAAGACGTCTAAGGCGTGCACGACGGCTAGGAGCACTGTTAGCACTTGTACCCATAGATTCTTCGTAAACTGCTGCAGCATCCTTACCTGACAGGCGTGCCTGCACTCGTTCAAAACGGAACGGCTTCTGTCCATTCTTTTTAAGGAATGTATTAACTTTAGCTTTTTCTTCTTCTGTGATATCCAGGTTGCCTGAGACGTCAGTTTTTGCGTCTATAAAGTCGTCCACTAAGTCTTCTGGGCTGTATCCCGAACCTAATACCGGCAGTTCTTCACTTTCTATGATACGTATAGCTGCTTGCGCTTTAGCTTTTCTAAGCATTTTTAATGCGATACCATCCGTATCTTTTTTACGGGGTGTAGCCTGTCGATCCTCAAGTACAACTTCAGCAGCCTCAATTTCAGAAATCATGTCTGCGTAGGTACTTTCTGTACTAACCGCCTCTTCTAACGCTGTGTCTAGTTCTGGGGTAGGTATCTCTTGCTCTGTTTCTAAGTCTTCATTAACTAGTAGCTTAGCGACTTCTTCGTCACCAAACATAGCACTATACTTACCAACTGTGGAATTAGCTGTCTTATCAGCAGTACCTACGACTACCGCTAGGTCTTCTTCGGAAAGGTCAGTGGCTGGGGCAGGAACTGCTTTAGCACCTTTTTTCAGTACTTTCTTACCTAGACTACCTAGAGGTTTTTTAGTGATAGCCCCAACGGTATCTAGAGCTAGTTTCCCTGTACCGATCTGCACACCACCGGCCATACCAGCAAAGGTGCCAGTAAGTATTTCCGCACTGGCCTCACTGAGCACGTCCGGAAGGGTTTTCCCTTCGAATCTAGTGGTGTCTAGTTTCTGGTTAATTTGTTCAACGATACTGTCAAGAGTCTCTTGACTACCTTCCATAAGGCCATTCTTAGTCAGTCTACCAACAGCTTCACCAGAAGCCTTAATAACACCTTTCTTAGCGGCTTCTTTAAGAACTCTAGCCGGCACATCTTTAATCCCAACTAGTGACTTTAGGGACATAACTTCCGCTGTAGACACAACGCGATTAGCTAGTGCTATCTGCAGTAGTTTAGCAGTATTAGGGGGTGAGCCCTCATTGTTTTCTTTAAATGCGGTAATATCCTTGTTCATTCGAACCATCATATCGGCATTAGTGTACACACTACCTTTGAGTAGATCCGGTACTTTTTGGAGGATATTGTAGTTCTTTTGAAGTTCCGCTACCTTCACTAGGTCGCCTGCACTGTTAGCAGCTGCAACATTAGTTTTTAGGTTGTCTAGGTTACTTTTTAGCACACCACTAACTGCTTTCTGTGCGTCAAGTACTGCCTTAGAGCCAACTTTAGAGGTAACTTTAGAGGCCGTCTTAGTAATGGCACCTAATGCACCACCAGAGCCTATCATTTCAGTTACCATAGAAACTGTCAAAGACGGATCAGATAGTAATTTCCATGCAGCAGCGCCTAAATGTGCTCGTTTTTCGGGGTCAGAGATGGCTGATTTAATACTTTCCCAGCTAGTAATGTCTACTCCAGCGGCTGTGAGTTCTTCTGTAGCCTTGGATAGTGTTACCTCATCCAGTTTACGGTCATACCCTACCAAATCGTCGGTAAACTCTATAATAGCTTTTTTGTACCCATCATCAAATAGATCAATATCAAGGGCGCTGTTCCCAGTAGCTACCCGTGCAGCCAGTTGTGGCAAGTAGGTAACCGCCTCTTGAGCCGCATCTAACAGCTCTAAGGCACCTTTTGCTACACCTGCAGGAAATCCGGATAGTACTTGAAGAGCTTCGTCTAAAACTGTTTGGTTTTCATAACGCTCTTGCGCAGCGTCTTCTGCTATGTTCCCATAGTAAGCATCCATGTACTTATCATCAGAGTATTGTCCTCTATAGTACTTACTAGGCGTAGTATACTCAGTAGCGTAGTTGTACAGCAATTCTTTTGCCGCAGAACTGTCTAAAGACGTACCGTAGTTCTCTGCTGTTGGGTCTCCAAAAAAAGCATTTTTAGACTTGTAGTACTCAGTAGCACCGCCACCAAACCTATCGTAGTTTTCAATATCTAGGGCGTCTGGAACTAGTCTGCCTTTAAGCGCTTCTTTTCTGCCGTGTCCGAGAGCCTCAAGGGTATTAGCTATGTACTCTGGTAGAAGTATATCATGTTGCTTTTTGTTTATGTCTACCCCGTCCGCACCAACCTCATAGTCGGTATAACGAGTGTCAGAACTGGCTCTGTCGCCTCGAGCAACCCCAAACTTGTAAGCTTCGTCACTAGTTTTGGTGTTATAGCCGTAACTGCGTCTTACAGGCCCTTCATAACGTTCACCACTGCCTTTATAAAAATAACCCTGATCATCAACACCTAAAGAAAGGTCCTCTACTGCAAAGTCATATAAGGATGTGTACTCCGCGCCAGATAGGTCATTCCAAATCTTATTGGCGTTACTTTCGAGTGTGCCATCATCTAATTCAGTGTAAGATGAGGATAAGCTACTAAACTGGGACTGTTCCCCAAGATGCTTAAGCTTTTCCGCCTTACGTATGGCCAGGGCCTCTGCTTTACTCTGGGTACTGTCACCAAGGAAACCTTCAATGTCCCCATAAAGGGCATCTTGGTCTTCTTGACTGTAAGTGGATTTCTCTTCTAGGAAGGTATCATAAGCACTAGGTGCTTCATAAGGAGTAGGTGCTTCATAAGGAGTAGTATCTGGAGTGTCTATACTAACACCAGTCGTTAGGTCGGTAGTGTCTGGTTGGTAGCTAGTGTCATCAAAAGAGTTGTTCATAGATAGGGATGCCTTAAAAGAATAAATATACTGCAAGTATTTTAACATACCTGCAGTATACTTTACACTCATTCTTGCTACCTACCCCACATCCATGTGGTCAAGGTGGGAGTTACCTAGTTTATTCCTTTGTGTATGTAGCCGTCTTCTCTTACCTGACTAGGGGAGTTAGCCTTACTTTTCAGTTTTTCCATATTTGCTAGTACCTTAGCCATCCGCTCGTTAGCGTTTTCTATGTCTATCTGTGGTGGTCTGTTGCTGGTACCGGGCAGATTAGGAACTAACTGTGTGCCTATTGGCTGCTTACCTCCACTTATTCTATCATTCTTAGCATTGATAGCTGCGGCTTGGGCATCTAAGGTGGCCCTGTTGTTGTAAACGCTAGGCCTACGGATGTATTCAGACAACTTAGGTTGGGTAAGGATACTAGGTTGTACAGACAACTTAGGCACTAGTGGTGCGCTACTTATAGTATCCAGCACACTTCTATCTTCTTTTTTACGCTCAGCACGTGCTGCTGACCTAGTGGTGGCGTCTAATGGGGCACTACTACTACTACTGGGCTGTACATCCCCTACTAATAGCGGACTATCCGCATACGGTGATGTAGTGTCATCAATAAGTTTAGGTCCGCCAACAAGTTTAGCCACCTCCTGCTGTACTTCTGGAGAAAGTGTCCTGAACCTCTGAGCCCTAGTATTCGTAGGCTTATCTAGGTACTCCTTAGCTTGCTGTACGTCCTTAGTAGTTTGGACTACTGCTGCCTTCTTAATCTCTTCTTTAGCCTTCGCAAGACCCTGGATTAATTTTTTTGCATCCGGTATGTCTGACAACTTACCAGTAAACTTAGGGGTCCTTAAGTTAAGTCTGCCTGCCAACGAGTTGGATGGCTTCAGCTCAGCTAATTTGGCCTCATTTATTTTAAAGGCATCCTTATTTACTGTGGGTCCTGTACCAGTACCAAGAGACGTAGCCATCTTACCAATGGCTTTAATCTCTGCTTTCGTAGAGGCTGGCGTCTCGGCATCCCAGAACTTACCCCCAGATCTGGCCATAATAGCTTCTCTTATGAAACCTGCAGGCAGGTTAGAATGAGCGCTCCTTACCTCAGAAAACAAGGTGTTGGCCCTATCTTTATCGCCAGTACCGAAAGCATCCAGGTTGCTAGTAAACTCAGCCCAATCCTTAGCAGTTGCACCTTTGTAACTACCGTCCGTGCTTCTACCAGCTGACTTACTAGCACTGTAGTAGTCTTTTAAGTATGATATACGGTCTTTTTCTTTTTGGTAGGCATTATCATAAGCAGCTTTATTGGCTGTAACATCCGCAGTGCGGTACTCACCACCAGTACGAAGGCCTAGGATCTTGGCTCTGTTAGCTAGGTCAGCGCGCACCTCAGCAGAGAAAGGGTTAGCATGACCTGCACTCTCCAGCTGTCGTTGCCCAGCCTCTACAAATTCCTGCACAGTAGCATTAGCAGTAGCGCCTACTTTACCCTTAACCAGGGCTTCTCGTGCTGAGGTTATATGTTTTTTAGCTTTAACGTCATAGTCGTTGTCTTTAGCAGCAGACTGGATACCACGCACAGCTTCCATAGCCTTAGCCTCTGCTTCTGCAGGAGGTAATGCTTCCAAGTAGCTAGTCTTGTAGGTATCAAATAGGGTAGTGCCGTAGGGGCTTAGCTTACCATCTTCATCAATAGCCCCACGTCGCTTAGTCAACTCCACTATGTTTGTGGTATAATCTTCCTCTAGCTTTTCTATACCCTTTTCGGTATTTGAAGCTTTGTCTTGCACGCCTTGGCCTAAATCACCAAAACCTATGTTAACCTTAAGGTTACCTAGGGTGTTTGAGTCTTTTCTGGCGTCAGCCTTTAGTTTGCGATCGGCAAGTAGGCGAGCTTCCTGTGCATTATAACGAGTTTCTTCTTTTTTGTCTTTTGCAGCTAATCTGTCACGCTCAAGCTCACTATCCCCTTGAGCCCGAAAACTTTTGCTTAAGTCAGTAAGAGCGCCACTAATACCAGCAGCCCAGTTAGTGGACCCTCCGCTGGCGGATGGGGCATAGATGTTGTTACGAGCCATTGTTTAGTCCTTTTACCTTGTTATGTATATCTAGTACCTGCACTAGCGAAGTTAGCAGCTTTTTTAGCGTGCTTTGCGTTCTCTTCTTTAGTCGTATCGAAGTTGTATTGTGTAATCTCATTGTTTAGTTCAGCCTGTTTCTTCATCAGAGGAAGAGACGCTAGCTGCGCTAGGGTACCTGCAAGTCCGGTGATATTACCCATCGTGTGCTTATCACTAAAAAGATTACCAAGGCCAAAACCCTCAGAGTCTCCCGTTATAACCTCAGGAGCCTTAAAAGAGTCAAATGTAGTAAATCCATTAACAAACTCGTCAATGTTGGTACCAACCTCATTACCCCCAGAACTACTTTTCTTGCTATAGTCTAACCAGTTCATAATAACTTTTTCCTTTATTTATTGTGTTTATATATATATGCTATTATACTATATTATGAGGATGCTATCAAACGCAGGATCATCATAACTAGCTTTACGTGTGGCTTGTTTAGTGGTACGTTGTATGTTACCCATGGCTAATATACCTCCGCCACGCTCATACGGTAGATCAAACTGAGAAGAAAAAATAGACCAGTCAGCCGTAGCAGGTTTAGCATAAATACGCATAAACCCTTGTAGACTGTCGGTTTCTCGTGCCATTTCTTCCTGCATCTCATCGTAGGCTGCTTTTAGGTCTTTATTCTTATCATGTAGAGATTCCAGTCGTAAGTTAAGGGCAAAGTTAACGATCTTAGCTAGGTTGTTACTGAAAGAAAGTGCTGCATTAGAAAGTACATCTCCTGCTGCCATGTCACTAGCACCCTTGACTATACCCTCCACAAAATCTTCAACGAGAGAATCTAGCTTATCCTCAACCATATCAACAACTAAGTCCAAGGTACTTTGAGTAACTAACTCTTTACCAGATGCTTTAGCAGCCTCCTCAGCAGCTTTTTTAGCAGCTTCAATAGCGTTGGAAACTCCAGTGTATATTAGGAAAATAGTAGCTACTAGGGTAAGTGGTTCAATCCACTTGCTAATCATACCAAACGCACTTGCCCACTCACTCATACCCATAACGGCAAGAGCTGCCATGGCTAGTGTAAGGGTTAGTGATATTAGGAGTATGGCTTTGGCTAGTGAGAGTAAGGTGTACCCTGCCCCCTGTAGTCCTGGTACTATGAACACTATAATAGCTATTACTACTAGAACTACAGCTATAGCTTTTTTCCACCATGGGACTTTTTTCTTCCTATAACCACTGTCAAGTAGCTGTAGGGTATATTGATTTAGCTGTTTATAGGTTAAACCAAAAGCCCGTGGGTCGTTAAAAGGGGCTGCACGTAAGTAGTATGTAGGTCTGTGGTACTCAGTTGGTTGGTATAAAAACCACAAGCTACTATATAAGCCATCCGCTTCAGTCGATACGTCCTCCCACAGTATATAAGAGCGAGTAACTAAGTCTGCGTCGTCCTCTAAGTCCGTAGAGTCCATAGACTGTAGTGCCTGCTTAGTAGTATACCCATTGCTACCCTTAGATCTAGCGTAGTCATAGCTTAAGTCACTTGCAATACTTTGAACAACCACTTCACCTGCGTTAAACGGGTTATACGGAATTTCAATATCAAGTACATAAGTAGTTTGGTACATTAGCCTAGATGCGATACCGCCGGTACCACGTGAGATAGTTCCAATAGCTAGGTCCTTAACAGTACAGAAAATACCATGATCCCGTAAAGCATACCTTGCGGCTGTGGCTAACCAAGGGTCATCTGGAGTTAAATCATCTTCATCTGGCACCTCAACCTGGTTAACACTATCCGTAATACTGCCTTTGTTAATGACTCCCACACCTTCATGAGTGATAGAACATAAGTCCCACAACTCCTCGTAGTTATCAATAACAGACTGGATAGCCACTTCCTTAAGCATTTCAGGATTTATTATTTCATCTATCCTAGCACGCTCTACTGAGTTGTTATTAGTAATGTCTATTACTACACTAGTAGTGAGGGTAAGCCCTTCTGGTCTTACACCATCCGTGTCGTCCCACCACATCTTATTCAAGTTATCGGATACAAAGGTGTTAAAATCTATACCTAAGTCGGTACCTTTATTTTTGTTAAGGTACAACCAAGCGTCCCTAACTCCCGCGTAGTCCTGCCCAGTAACATCATCATAAGCCCCGAGAAACTTGAAAAGCTCCTCGAAGTTATCAGATCTTTTTGAGGCTGTATGATAGTACTGTCTAGGGGTAAAAACCTCTACCCCACCTATAGTGGTTGTTCCCCAGTGACGTTTTAACTTTCTAACACTAGCAGTGTTACCGAGAAATTCGTTCCTGAGTACGTCACTTATGTCGGGTTGAGGTCTTTTCATAGCTAGTAAGTCGGTGTAGCGTCGTCTACGCTAGTACTTGCCTCTTTAAGGTTTCTGGCGGTGTCAAGTACAGTATTTAACAGTATATCACCAGTCTCCCCTGGCTCAAACGAAGCTAGGTCTGCGGCAATAGCAGTGCCAAGCATGGAAGCAGACCCTGTTAGTGCATTTGCCCATGCGTTATACGTGTAGCCTTTAGCTTGCTCAATTGCAATATCCTGCTGTGTAGTACTAAGGGTTTTATAAGCACCATGTCCAGGAGACACCGTAGATATCCCTGACTCACTCAAACCACTATATGTGTAGTTACCGTAGTTAACATAAGTGTCAGCTACTATCTTGTGGACAGCCGCATGAGACTCTTTAACTTTTTGTATAACTAGGGTATTTTCTGAGCCTACCTTAACTGTTTGTGCTTCTGCAAGTAGGATGTCTGTAGCTACCTTACCAGTGGCATCTATGGAAGATATGTTGTTGTTGGTATCAAACACAGCTGTTCCGTAGACACGTTTAGACTCTACTTTACTCAACCGAGTTGCACTAGTTACTTGAGCTACTTGCGCTGTCTTAAGTGCTAGCTCTTGATCTAGTATGTCTAGCTGTTTAGCCAACTCTAACTTCTTGAGAGCTACGTCTTTTTCCGAATTAGCCCACGCCATAGCAGTACTCATACTAGAGCTAGTTATGTTATTAATCATACCACCAAGTATGCTACTAAGGACTTCAGACTTCTGGGTCTCGTCAATAGAGCCGCTATCCACTAGCTCTTGTATTGTTTCTTTAGCACGGATATATGCGGAGTTACCAGCTAAGGATTGCTTAACTAGTAATTCATATTTTTCTGCTACATCTAGCGTATCAGTAATGGTTATAGTTGCCATTGGTTACTCTCACTCTTCGTAATTTGGGGTGTAAACAAAATTAGGGTTACTCTGCTTCGCAATTTCAGTTGTTTTCATGACGTTGTCTAGCCCTAATTTAGCTGCTTGTTTATCTTTTAGTACTCTATCTGCGTATGCCGCCTTGAGCTGTGCTGGGAGTAAATTGTCTACTTCAAACTGCTTAGCTAACTCCTCTATACCAGCAATCTCAAGCTGTTTATCTTTTAAAGCAGTGTCTGCAATAATACTATCTACTTGAGATTCTGTCAGAACTTCCTGCATAGCAAATTGGATACTTTGGGATAGTGCTGTTTGAAGGCTCCCTAGGTACACTGTTGCATAGTCTGCACCAGTTATTCTATTATTAAGGTATTGAGTTTCAATTTGACCATTAATGCTTTCCATTAACTTATCAAAAACCCCAGTACCTCCTGTATTAGTTATACCCTCTACGGTAATATCCGCCATTATTGTTCCTTAAGTAGTATGCTGTAAGTACCCTAGTGTACTAGGATACTAAGAGTAAGTAAATAGTCGTAGTAACTCAGGGCACCCTCATAACCTACCTTGGAGATAGCAAGAGTACCCTAGGAAATCACCACCAAGCAAAGCTAAGTACGGGCTACACCCCTTTCCACCGAGCATTATCAGAGTTAAGATTTGGGTCTGAACTAACTATAGACCTGGCTCTTAGTGTTTCCCCTGAGTATGTAGGGTCATGACGTATAAAAGTCCTGTCAAAACTTAAATGCCTTACCTGTAGCACCTCTTTTGACTCTTTATGTAGCGTAGCTATACATACTTCCTTTCGTACTGTGTTGAACATCTCACAAGGTATGCCAGTAGCCGTTACCCAAGCGTTAAGGGCAACTACCTCGTCAATTGTGTTAGGAGTGATTACTATCTCAACTACGGTGCCTATAGGGTTACCATAGTTATCTGTTGTTGCTGTATCGCTTGTTAACACCCCACATATATCCTGCTGTACTACGTCAGCTAAATTTGCTATACGTAAACCTGCGTCCTGGAGCACACACCTAGTTTCTTTATAGTAAGTCGCGCTGTCCAAGTTAAAGAAGTAGGTCTGCCCTAACGCGGATGAAGAATACCCTTTACCTGATTGTCTTATAGCACTTAGTGAAACTAGGTGTGGTGTGGTTCCACCAACAGCTATGTAGCTAAAGTCTGTAATACTGTTACTTTTAACGAACTCAGGAAATACTCTACGTATATCTGCGAAAGTGCTAGCTACAACTTCAGCAGAAGAAAATACAGAGTAGCATCTTTTCTGTAAAGTTTTGTTAATTCTGATATTTCCTAAGTGTCCCTGACACAGACGTAGGGCAGCAGTACTATTTTTGTAGAACTCTTTACGCTCCTGTACCATTCGGGTAGTCACGTAGTCTGGTTTAAGGCCCCACCTCTGCTCGTTAACAAGCCATCTGTGGCCATAGAGCTCTGTCAGGTCTTCATATATTGGTTTAACATCTACAAGAAGTTTTGCACTACTAGCGTTACCCACAGGGATTAAGCCCATGTAGGTATCATTATCATCTACACCATACAAGTATATCCAATCATCCTCAGACCACTTCATAATATGTTCGTCACTATGCGGAGGAATTTCAGTGTCTACTTCACCTACCTGTAGTTCGTAGGTGTCTTCCTTGGCGCCTAGGTATTCGCCTCTGCTGGTTGCTATGTACTTTGTCATAGGGGGTACCTTAATTTAATGTCATTTACTTTAGTGCGCCAAGCTTCTTCTGCTTCAACTGATAAGTCATATTGCCATTCTAGAAATAGTGGATCTGACTCCACGCCATACGCTTCTTTACGTAGGGACAGCTGAGATTCCCTACGTCTAGCAGTATTTTCTACAAACGTACCAGAAAGTACATCATAAATCTTACCTAGGTAGATAAAGTCCTTATCATAAGGCGCTTCAATCCAGTTCTCTAGGTCTTCCGGAGCAGGGTATATGACCACGTCATCTAGTTTAAGCTTATTTATGTATATTTTTGTAGGCTTAGCCTCTTCTGTACTGTACCTCATTTTTACTCCCTATATAGGTTTTGACTCTAGGTTAGCACCTAAAATCTTATGTATACGACTGTTTTCAGAGTAGTCAACAAGCACATCTCGTGATGTATTTGTAGTTACTATCCAGTATCTGCTGCTCCCTCCACTCCATATGGTAAAAGCCCCTGTTGTAGAGTGAGATATACTATACTCAATAATTGCGGTAGGTTGTGTATATACTTCTGTAAATGAGTTGTTATCGTCTGCACCTACTACTACTAAGTAGTCAAAGTTTGTAAACGGCTCCGATAGAGTTATGTTACCATTTCCATAACCTGTAGCATGCTCATACAAAGTAGTGTACACAAGCTCAGATTCTATAGGTGCAAATGCAGGAGAATGCGCTTTAAAACTTTCTAAGGCTAATGAGACAGTACCTGTCTGCCGGACGGCTTTTATTGCATATATTTCTGTCGCCGGGGCATTGGCGTCGTAAAAAGAGTCATCTATAAGGAGGTCTGAACGTATGTAGTACGTAGCATCATAGGAGCACTCTCCCTCGTTCCAAACCTGAGTGGTGTGGGTAATTGTGGTGGTACCTGTGTAAGTTCTGATGGTGACGGAAGGTCCTGTCAGACTGTTCCTGTATATATAAACCTTCCATACTGGTGCAGTTATGAAACCAGTGGTAGTGGGTGTCGTTGTAGAACTACCTTCCAGCCTCCAAGATAAATTACAGCCACCCCCTAGAGTAGTCACACTAGAAAGTATTGTTGAAATAGTTGAAGTGCTGCTACCAACATTAGTGTTCTCCACCTCATTACCATTAACTGTCCCTAGGTAATAGGGGTTTATCTGCTTACGGGCTTCTTCTTGTATAGCAGCTATATTTACCGTGTTAGCAGACAATTTACCATCTATATACACAACAGTCTTAGGGCCGCCTACTGCGTAAGCATCGTATTGTACTTCAAATATAGGACTACCGTTAGCCGATAACCTAAGCGGAGACTCCCCAAGGGGGTCAATTGTTGTACTCACTCCTGTAGAACCACTCACAGCTGAAATATCTAGTTTACTAGCGTTTACCGAACCTGCCTGTAGGTGCCCTGCAGATATTGTATCATCTACAATTATAGAGCCTGAAAACCTCTGAGCTATTAGTGCAGACCACGCAGTACCCTCCCAAGTAAATATATGAGTCCACTCCCCATCAACACCACCAGTGGTATTAGACACTACTAGAGTATCCCCATCTATATTAGATGCTAAACTTGCGCTATAGTTTGAGGCGTAGTCCCACATGTCGTTTAAGGCACCCTGGTGCCCACTAACCATCTCGGACGGAGAGAAATTCCCTAACACGTCAGTACTCCAAGCAAGATTAGCAGAGCCCCTAGGTCCAGGAGTAGTACTAACACCACCAGTCTCACCTTTAGCAGCAATCATAGTGGTAACTGTAGTATTTGTGCCTTCAGTGTAACTAGTTGTGGTTCTATTCCACATATAAGGGCTAGCAACCGATACTGCGCCTGCTCCAGCAAACGTAGATGCCCATGAACCTGTAGGTGCGACAGTAGCACTAGTTCCGAGTTGGTACGCCTCTGTAATACCAACTATACCCTTACCGTCTTTAGCGGCAATCTGTACGGGCTCTTGCCACACGTAGTTACCAGACCCTTCTGTCTGTTTGCCCTGAGAATGCCAAAGAGTATTATTAATATTTGTCGGTATGCTGTCCATCCAGCCAGTAGCTGCATTATCTGTAGGTTTGTCTGGTTTTGTTAGGAAATCCTTGTAGACAAACTTATAGACATCCGCGTTATCTCCATCTTTTACATCATATAGTGTCAAAGCGCTACTAGCTACTCTACTCATAATTTACTACCCTTGTTTATGTGTTCTCTTAATTTTCCGTTACGGTGACTTCGCACGAGAACTGGGTTGAACTATTATCAGCAATATCTTCTGGTCCAATAACCAACGTGGAAGCCCCATAACCATCTGCGGATACGCCCGTTGCAGAAACTTGTCGATTGGATGCAGTTGCAACAAACACATCAGCGGAGGTACCACCTGCATCCACACGTTGCCAATTAAAGTGAACTGAACGCTGGCCTGGTGAAGTGCCTACGTGGGTAACAGAGGATCCATCTACCTGATCCCATACATCGCAGGTGATTGTCTTAGCTGAACCAGAGTTGTTCTTGAACAAGGTACCGTCAGATGAATTGATAGCTACAAACAACGAGCTTGCACCACGTACACCATCACGGATTCTAACAAGAGATACTGAGTCAGAGCCGTCGTTGGTTCCACTTACCCGTACAGTCATCGTATTGGCTGTTCCAAAGTTGGCTGGGGTGATAACGATAGTATCGTTATCACCAATTCCATCTATGTCTATACTACTAGCCTGCCCTGCATCCGAACCAACAGCCAAGGTGGTGTAAGCGCCGCCATCGATACTCTTTTGGGCTGTGAGGGCACCTGTGGCACCCTGAGTATCCATTATCAATGTTATGTCACCCTGAGTTGAAGGGCTCAGTACAGAGAACTCATCGTATTGGAAATGCTGCTTGTTAGCAGTCATTTGTACGATCTGGCCACCTGCACCTGCTACCTGCTTACTTAAACTTATAACTAGGGTGATGCTCTTTAATGAGCTTGAGGTGTCATTAACAGTAATGGGTACGGTTAACGTAGTACCCATGTTGCTAGTACCTGTAGGTGCTGCAGTCAACGTTATTGCACCTGTAGTGGGACTAACAGTCGTAGCCCAGGTAGCTGCACTTGATGCTATTGTACCAATAGAGAACTTGTTAGCATCAGTACCTGCTGTAGTCACTGCGGTACTCTTAAATACTCCCGCTGTAGTTCCAAGGAATATAGTTACTAATGTTGTGAATACCGCAAGCTCTGCGGAAGCTATAGTCCCATCAGTTCCTGCGGCAAATGTGTGGTTTTCGTTAGTTAAGAAAGCCGCTATTGGGCTACCCCCGTCTGCAATATCCGCTAGTGTTATTGCGCCTGCTGCTATACGTGCCATGCTCTAGTTCCTTATTCTGGTATGTTGGATACAGATAGTCTTATGGTTTCTACCAGTCCGATATCATCTGCACTTAAAGTTATTTGTCTAAAATTAATAGAAGCAGTTGAGTTAGAAGAGTCAGCCCTGTGGTAAGGGCCCCTGCTCTGACACGTAGCTCCTTCTATGTCGGTGTAAATATTACCTAACCCGTCGGAGGCTACGTTGCCATAGCCATCTACACATAAGGTGTCTTCTCCTATTGTCCAGTTGTAGCTGTACTGCCCATGTTTGGTGTCATCTTGAAGGGTGCCACCTATGTCTACATTAGCTTTTAATACTGTAGTACCTGTGTCGTTACGGAACACAGTACCCTCTGTAGAGTGTATATTAACAGTGATCGATTCAGAACCCCTAGATGCAAGTAGCTGCCAGTAAGAGGTATCAGTAATTGCCGTGCTTGCTGGGACATCTTTTAACGCTACATAGCTAGAGCCACCACTTGTTACCATGTCTCCTTTAACATAGGCAGGTATGGCGGTTGTAGGATGCGATCCCTTAGCCTCATTTCTGGTAGCCTCTGTCTGATCTAATGAAAGAAGTAAACCAGTAGCGGTAACATTAAATACTGCAGATACTCCTGGATGTGATGGACTTGTCAGCGCAAACCTTTCTGCATTCACTCTAAAAGTACTGTCAAATACAGGATCCTCAGGGGTTCCTATGTTTGATGTGCCTAGTGAATCAAGACCAAATCCTGCCTGGTATGTTTTTCCTCCTAATGTGATAGTACTATCGTAAGCAAACTTGTTTTCTACGCCTACAACGCTGTCGTCTGTGTACGCCTTATTTGCTACCTCAAGGGCACTAAGGCCTAGTGCTACAGACCCATCAGGGGCGTGTACAGCGTTGTCCAGTGCTAGAAGTGACGTACTAAGGGACGTAATATTGGATAATGCCCCGGTACCGTCAGGGGTGGACGTTGGGCTTAAGCCAACGTAAGTCTGTAAACTACTAATAGCACCAGCGCTACCTGATATATCTCCTGCCTGATCCACCAGTACGTTATTTAGTGCGGTGACACTAGTAGCTAATGATTGGTCAGCTGCAGCATACGCAGTCTCCACGTTGGTGATACGAGAGTTTACATCTGCATTAAGGGTAGCAACTATATCGGTAGCGTGAGTGGTGGAAGCTAGCTCAGATGTAGCCATAGCTGCTGTTAAGGCAACTCTGGTAGCATAAGTATCACCTAGGGTAGCATTAAGAGTTTCTAGTCTAGTAGTCACTATACCATCGACTAAGGCGTTTATATTTATCTGTTCTACATAAGTATTTCTAGCAACGTCTATGGAGTCAATAGCATTACGTACTTCTTGTACTAAGGTGGCATAGTCCCCCATACCATTAGATACAGCGGTACCTACAACACCATCAATTATAGAAGTAAGCCACTCAGGCGCCTCAGACATACTAACGGACGCATATAACGCGTCGCCTACTACAGAGTACTCCTGCTTACTACCCGAAATAATAGACGTAAGGGCCTCTACCTCTGCGTAGTGCTGGTTGGTAGTGATAAGGTCATCAGTGGTATTGGTATCAATTTCAATACCCTCTACATCAACCCCAATAGTAGTAGTGATGTTAGTCGACATAGATTTCTGGTACCTTAGCGATAAAATTACCGTTGTTGGTTGTGGTACAGCTAATAATTAGTTTATATACAGGGCGTGTGTAGTACCGGTCTGTTTTTGTACCTTTATCGGAAACTAGGTTACTAGTTGATGCGGCACTGATGTTAAGTGTGACTTTGCCAGATAGCAGATCGCTGGGCAAAGATAATGATATACCTGAAAGGCCTGTGGTAGTGTCCGCAGGGTCTAGAGGCACTAGGTCAGCTACAAACGTATCGGTACCCACAATTTCCATTGGAAGAGTAGACCCGTCAGCTTTGATGGTAAAAATGAAGGTATTGTCTAAACCTTTAGTAATATTAAATTTAGGGGTATCGCAGCTCATAGCTCGTCCTTTAAGGTTCTATACATAAAAGGGCCCGTAGGCCCTTTTGTTGTTACATATTTTCGTATGAAATTGTGTAACGAGGGCGCAGCTTAACTTGTGCTAAGCCGGTCTTATTATCCCGTACATGGAGAGGTATTTTTACCTGATCAAGTGTACGAATATGGCCTTGTGCTACTTCGATTTTTTCATTCAGTGGAAGAATCACAGTACCAAGGTCAAAAAATTCATTTGAGCAATTCACAGTACACGTACTAGTCTGGTTATTAACTCTTTGATCATTATCAATAATAGTAACAACCTTAGTCTCACGAGCTGATTTTTCACGCGACCTACGCTTGGCTACCTTAGGGTCTAGCTCTGCTGCAGGTTCTTTTTTAGGTACTACGCTCTCAGCTACAGTAGCTTCTAAGGCAGGGCCTGATGTTTCTTGAGCTTCATAAAACTTTTCAATTTTTTCTTGAAGGCTGTTAGCACCAATAGTTTTACCATATGTTAAGCCTAACTCATCAGCTTCTTTTTTCAATTCTTGTAGTGTGGACATTATTCTAATTCCTTTATAGGTTATTTAGATGTTAAAAGATATTCAGTTTTCTTATTATATAAAAACGGTTAATTAATGTAAAGGTATAAATGAAAAACCCCTCCGAAGAGGGGCTTTGAATACTACCAGTTAGTTACTACGCAGACGCAGAAACTAATACTTTAAGTAATTTTTCTTCTTCCAGGATAACACCTGCGTAGAAGAAGTTGTAAGAGAAGAAACCGTTAGTACCGTAAGGGTTAGCGTTTTCAACTTGCTCAGGAGACTTAGAGTTAAACTTAATTTTACCCTGACCTTTAAGACCAACAGTAGCAAAAGCGCCTTGAGTTGGGAATAAGATAGGGAATGCATCAAATTTAGCTGTAGTATCTAATGTACCAGTATAAGCCAAATCACCAACGTTAGCTGTAGTAGCAGCTGCACCAGCACCTGCATAAACAACTGCAGATTCAGACTCAATGAAACGAACTTCGTGCATTGCACCAACTTCACCTTCAGCAATAGTACCAGCAGAAGCATACTTGTGAACTGGGATGTAAACAAACTCAGTAGTACCGTTAGCTGCAACTGTACCACGAGTAAGAGTTTCTAAATCACCCTTAACATTAGCACCGATAACTGCGTAGTAAGCTTTTGCTACTGAACGAGTATCAACTTTAACGTCACCAGCTACTAGCTGAGTGTTCTTTTGAGCACGGTTACGTACTAATTTACGAACAGCTTTACGAATTAAATCGTAAGAAACAGTTGAGTCTTCATCAATCTCAGTTAAAGAAGTAGCAGAACCTGCGTACATTACAGTAGATGTTGCAAGCATATCTAGTTGGATCAAATCTTCCATACGAGAGTTTGCTAGTTCACCTAACTCTTCACGGTAACGAACCTGAATAGCATCTTCAGAGAATAAATCAACCTCATCAGAGTAGTCAATCATTTCGCCGTAACGAGCTAAAGTAGTTTCCATTGTTACTTTTTGTAAAGACTTCTTGTTAACTGCACCAGCACCTTCGCCAAGTACTGCACTTGTTAATGCAGTGTTTACTTCGTCTACAGAGCGAGCTGACAAATAGCCATTTGCTGAGAATTCTGCATCGTTGATAGAGCGATCGTACATGTGCAAGAATTTTGAAATCTTGAACGTTTTACCCATTTTCTTAGGCATAGACTTACGATCAGCGAACTGGCCATATACGTTTACGCGGTTGGCAGCTTTAACACCTGCACGGTCATAGAAGTGAGTAACTGTGTTAGCACCTGCAGTGCTGTTAGCACCTGTGCCATATACATTTGTAGCCATTGTAATAATCCTTAATTATAACTAGTTAAGGGAGTGAAATTACTCCCTTTAAGATGGTTTTTACATCGCATCCTGTAGTTTCTTATACCAATCATCGAATGCTTCATCTGAACCATCCAGGTAGTCAACTACATCGCGACTCGCTCCTGCATTTTTAGTAGGTGCAGCAGCTTTACGCTTTGCAGAGGCTTGCTTAGTCGCACTTCGCTGCTGTGACTTCGCTTTAACATCCACTAATCTTTTGCTTTCTGCTTCCGCAGCAGCCTTCTTAGTATCCATTGTAGCTTGTCTAGCAGCTTGACGACCATTGTAGGCCTCTTGCTCAGCAACTTTAGCAAAGTGCTGTTGAGCAGCTTCTTTATAATAGTCTATGTCTGACTGCTTACTGCCATCAAAGACTTTTAGCTTTTCAGCTATGGGCTGTAACGTATCGTACATACCACTTTTAACGTCTGTGTGGAGCAACCGAATCATCTCAGGGTTATCCGCCATGGTTGACCATGACTTTTCATCCCAATCTTTAGACAGTATATTATGGGTCGTAGCATACTCTACGTCTCGACTGATATCATTTACGACATCATTGATCGCCAAGGCACTAGCGTCTCGGCCATAATCCTTAGCTACATAAGTGCTATCTGCGTCTGTATCTAAGTCGAGGGTATCAGTACCTGTTCGCTTTAATACTTCAGTGATTGCGTCTTTGTCGCCCTTCAGTACATCTATCATAAGACTCACGTCATCATGATTAAGCTCTGCGCCTTCAATAGCATCAATAGTTTTACGCCAAGGTTTGATGGTTTGCATCTTTTTGGTGTAATCCATTGCTTGCCCAAAGATACGAGGGAATTGATCTACGATCTCTTCGCTTGAAAACTCATAATCTTTGCCGTTAGCACGAAACTTATGTGGCTGTACTGGTCGCTCTTCCTCATCATCGTCTTCAGCTTCATCAGAACTAGGCACTTCATCTTCATCAGAGTCCTCGTCAGGAGTCTCTTCATCTGTTTCAGTATCGTCTTCTTCTGCAGCTACGTCTGTTTCAGGTTCGTCGCTAGTATCATGGCCGGAGTCCTCAAGTTCATCTTCAGGTTGTTCAGGACCATTGTCAATTTCTTCTTCTGTAACTTCATCATCTAAAGTTACTTCCTCATCAGATATCTCTGACGCATCAAATTCTTGATGTTCTATATCAGTATCAGGAGACTGCTCTGATGCTTGTGCTTCCTTAAAGGCCGCTTCAAGATCATCATCAGACATGTCCCATAAATCATCTTCTTGCATGGTCTATACCCCTCGACTATTCGTCTTCATGTTCGGCAGGTATAGCACCTAAATTCTCTATCGTAATAAAGAAGTCTTCTAAGCTAGAAATAGCTATTAAGTCTTCCATAACAGCAGACCGATGTCCACCCTCTACGATTGCATCTCGTGCTAACAAACTAACGCCGTTAACCGCTTTATCTTTAAAATATCCTTCTAAGATAACTCTTTTAAAGTCCTTGTTACCCTTTAAACGTTCTAAAGATGCCCATAGGTCAACCCAATACTGATTTTCTACTTCTAAAATTTGCTGGTCGTTAAGGTTATTCATGAATGAATCCTTGTATCTAATGATACTTGTAGTTTAAAAATAATAATAGTAACGCCTGTAGGGGTAGTTACTACTAACCTTTTACTATTATATAACAAGTAGGCTACCTAGCGCAACCCCCTTTGCAGCCACACTTCTTACCTTTCTTTTTATTACGCCCTTTTTTCACCTTTCCGGCATAGTAGTGGACAGTATTTTGCCCTTTACCATCACCGTAGGTCATTTGGTGCGCTAATCCTTGCTCCACTACTATGCTATCATTGACTGCGCTAGGCCTTCTGGAGCTTGCTGTGTGGCCATTTCTTGCTCTAGCATCTCAATAGCCTGCATGATTACCTCAGGAGGTATGCCTTGTTTAACTAGTTCCTGTGGGTCCGCTCCATTCATTAACAGCTGGATAACCTGCTGAAGCATTTCTTGGTCAACTTGTGGTTGTTGCTGTGGTTGTGGTTGGGGTTGTTGAGCAGGAGCACCTGCCATTTGTTGTGCTAAACCTTCCATTATAATCCCGCCTTGCTATTTTCTATTATCATTTGAGTATTTATATTGTCTTCTGACATGTCACCCATACGCTGGGCATTGTTAAAAGCGTTAGTACGTGCGTTGTTGCGTAAGCTCTCTAGTTGCTGTGCAGCTTGTGCAGCGTAAGGGTCCTGTTCCTGAGTGTCCGCAGCATTATTTGTGAAGCTATCGTACAAGCCGCCGAAAAACCCCCTAGGAGTATCAGGCGCTTGTGGTGCGCTTGCTCCGCGACGGTAGCGGTCAAGGCCATTGCGCATATTAGCATCTAGACTTTCTTGCGCTGCTTGTTGTTGTGCCCATTCAGGGACCTGACGTTGTGCTACACTACGCAGCTCACTAATCAGACCGTCTCTACCTTGAGTTCTACCTTGGTCTAAGGCAATCTCCACGTTATCCTGGCTTTGCTTAGCAGAAACTAGCTTGTCTAGTGTAGCTGCCTTTTTAGCATTTTCCGCATTTTGTTTACTAGTAGCTATTGCACTCATTATATTACTCCAATATTTGTATCGCCAGCTAACTGCTGAGCCATCATCTGTTCAAGGTTAGCTTTATGCTTAAGAGACGTTGATTGCATACGTTGAGTATGCTTAAGGTCTTCCAACTCCACACGTTCTAAGTGAGAGTAGCCTTCGTCTTCTTTAATAAACCTAAGGTCAGTCATATCAGCTTCGCTAGTTAACTTACGAGCTTTAGCTGCTTCAACCGCTGCTTTGTTCATCTTAAGTTGAGCATCAATAGTGTTTTCGTTTGCACGAGCTTTTCTATCCATAATCTCCGCTTTAACCTTTTCATTCTCAAGAATAAGACGCTCTAACTCAAGTTTCTTAAACTGTTCCTGTACCGGATCTGGCTCTGGTTTGAAGTCACGAACACGCTTAGCTTGGTCTGGCATACGCATAAGTTCCATAATATCTGCCATAATCGTACGGCGAATAGTAGGGTCCTCATTAGGGCCCAAGGTCTGTAACAAGAAGGATAATTCTTGGGATTTAGCTGCGTTATCTTCAGCAGTAGATATACTAATATCTAGGTCAATTCGTCCGTCTAAGTCGTCACGACGTACTGGAACAAATTCTGTATTAGTTACTCGTACTACTTCTTCGTCTTCTAAGAATTCTGAGTTATATGACATCCATTTACGAATAAGCGGTTTAACTAGGTTCTCTGCAATATTACGTACCATGTTCATACGTCTTGTTGCAGTAGCATCCATAGCACCTCTAGCACCCGTGGCCGTAGCTCCCAGGCTTCCTGAGTTAATACCACCGCTAAATGACTTAGTTCCTGTAATAGACTCAATTTCGTTGTTCATTAAACCAATCATATCGAAAGCTGAACCAGGAATAGAGTTGTAGCTGCCTTGCCAGAAGTCGTTAGGGGTACCGTTAAACTCAAAGTTGTTACCTGCTAAGAACTTCTTGCGGTTTACTTGGTCTAGTGCGCCTTTACGGATAGCTACTTGTCCATTATTTGACTGGGACATGTTGTCGATAATACCACGAATTATGGCGGTTTTAACTTTCTGGTTGTCCCCAATTAACTCTGCATTAGCTTCACCGTGAATTTGGAAAGGTATACTATTAAAAGGTACAACAATAAACGGAGGCTTTCCGTCAGGGTAAGGGTTTGACTGTAAACGAATAATTACATCGTTAATCCAAGCACATACAATAGGCTCAGCAATACCATCGTCATTTACATCATAGTTGCCCCAGTACTCATAAACCACCATCTTCTTGCGTGGTTCGTCACTGAATCTGAATTCAGTATCATCGGGCGACTCATAGTCAAAGTCTTCACGACCAACCTTGGCTACCTGATCTAAATTTTTGTATCGTCCATCTTTCTTAAGTGACGACAAGTCTGTTTCATATCTATGAATAACGAACTGTGCGTTATCTAGGTTGTCTTGGCAAGTAGGGTCAATATAGACATCTTCGTTACGGCATACTTTAGCTGTTGGTTGGTTTTTCTTAATTATAGTTTCTGTAACTTCTTGCTCTACAATAACCTCTAGACCTTCAGCGGTAATCTCTACTGCTTCTGCTATAGTGGTAGCTTCTTCATCTTCGTAGTCCCAGCCTGTTTGTACAACTAGAGTTCCTTCCCGATCAAGTACCTTTACTGCTTTAGACATAAAGTTGAATCGATCAAACTTACGACAAAACTGAGCGTTAAGTAATAGTTCATTTTGTCGGGCGGAGTCTTCATCTTCCCAGGTAATAGGAACACACTTAATAACTTCACTAGTGCTTACAAAGGGGTCTACAATAGTAGCATGTTGCCACTCAGACTGCTTTTTAATATCCCTAGATACAATAGCGGACTTGCCCTTCTTCTCGTTACCATAAGGGTCTCCATTGTACTCAGCTTTCCATTTAGCTATAGCGCCATCTTGATCACGTTTAAGCACATCTGCAGCTTTTAGGTCAGCCTTTAAGGCGCTAAGTAGTTCAGCTTTTTTAATTTTCATGATTTCCTTCGATAACCCTATCAGGTAATGATTTGATTATACCAATTGCGTAAAGATTTGTCATTAACTATTCCCACTCGCCAGTAGACATCTGTGCTGCCAGCTCTTGGGCCCTGCCACATACTTGCCTAGCCCACCTGGAGTTAAGCATTTCAGCTGCAGCTTCTTCGTACTTCTTATCTCTATAGCACTGAAGAGTGTTTTTAAACGCCAATAGTCCATTAAATCCTAAGTTAAAGCACATGTTTATAACTACGGATTGCCTAACTTCATCGTGGCCTTCTAGTAAATCTTCACTGTTAAGTCTGTCTATAAAGTAGGTTATATCATTTTTTAGTAAGTACTCAGCTTCACTAGGGGTTAGTGGCTTAGCATCTAAGTTTCTGCCGTAGCCTATAGTATTTGCCCCTGCCGTACACTTATACACGGCACCACGAAAACCTTCGTGTTTCTTAAGCTGTTCTAGTAGATTCTGGTTCATCATATGTTACTCATGCCGGGGTAGTGCCTAGACCTTTAGTAACCACCATAAAAATGCAGCGCCACCTGTAATCAAGGCTGTCCAGAATACCTCAATCTTACCTATTACGTAAGTATTCTTGTCCTGTACTTTTTCTAAGGCCCGTTGATGTTTATACAAGGAAACAATCTGATCCTCAGATTTGACTGTACGTGCGGCTAGGGCATCAATGTCTTTTTTAATAGCTAGGAGTTCATACCTGAGGTCCGTCAGTTTGGCGACGGAGTCTGCCATAGATATCATGGAGTCTGACATAACCTCCATTTTGGTTTCCAGTTTTATTACTGCATCGCGTATTGCGTTTTCTGTGCTCATAGTCATAGTCTTTTATGGTTAATTGATTCTGCAAGGCCGCCACCAAAGTAAAAAGACACAATGGCTATCATAATTTCACCCAGCCACATCTCATTTGCGAAGGCTTTGGCAGCTTTAACGGCGTCTATATCGATAATTCCATACATAGCCCCCAATACTCCATTAGCCATAATAAATAAAAATACAAAGGTAAACCCAAAAGCTATCCACCGCTGGGCAAGTTTAAAGGGAGCATATGCAGATAGTAAGTCTACCTTAGCTTTGGTTTTGGCTGCAACAAGTAAACGCTTATCTTCTTCACACTCGCTATCAGATGTCCAAACATCGTCAATTAAGTCTAGGGCTTTAGTTATAACTTTATCACTACCTAGTATTTTGCCAAATATTCCTAACATTTCACGACCTTCTTTAAGGAACCCTGAGTTACCTGATATTATACCATAGCGCCTTAAGGATCTCCACCCCCATTAGAGGGAGGGGATGTACTACGGAGTACCATTACCTTTAACTTACTCCCTACCTATGTAGGGAGATGGGTACTCCCCTAAGTAGTCTGCAGTGGCACCTATGGTTTTCATAAAAACTATACATAAAAGTACTATTAAGTATTGCTTTACTCTTAAGGGGCAGGTAAACTACCACCATTAGTTTGAACTAATGTACTTTATTTAACCACTTAGGAACCACTTATGGAAAACCAAGAAACCCAAACTACTATCACTATTGATGATAAAGACTACGTTATTGCGGACTTGTCTGCAAGCTCAAAGTACTGTCTACAGCAGATTGAAGACATCCGTGGACAACTCTCTGTCGCACGAGCACGGTTAGACCAGCTAGCGATGTCAGAAAGTGGTTTTATCACAGCACTAAAAGCAGAGGTTGACAAGGTTCAAGAAGAGCCAACGCCACCCTTACAGTCTTGATAGAAAAGTAAATAAAAAGGGCTGTTTAAGGCCCTTTTTTATTTCTGTCTTACCTCCTATCTGGGTACTTAACCCACCTAATCAAAGTAGCCGCTATATCAAAACCCTTACCATCTTCACGCTGTTCCCATAACCA